ATGCCAACCATCCGCCTCCGCAACGGCCGCCACCAGGCCCAGGTCCGAATCAAGGAAGGCGGGGTCATTGTCCATCAGGAGAGCGCCACGTTTGATACCCATGCCCAGGCGAAGGCATGGGGGGTGGCTCTGGAAAAGCGGATCGCCAAGGATGGGGTGACGGCGCGCAAGCAGGGACAGGTGACGCTGGCCACCTTGATGGACATGCATGTGAAGATGCTCAAGAAGATTGGGCGCGAGCACGCGGCCATCGAGCACCGGTTCAAGAACATTAAGGCCTACCCCTTCACCGAGAAGCCGGTGGAGTCCGTGACCTCGGCCGACTTCATCGACTGGGCGGTGCAGCATGCGCCAGGACGATCCCCCGCCACCCTGCTCAACCACATGATGGCGGTGCGCGCCGCCTATCGGGCTGCGCCGGTGGCCCACGGCGTCCCACTGGATATGTCCGTGGTCACGAACGCCATGGACCACCTGCGGCGAATGCAGGTGGTGGCACCGAGCCAGCGACGTGACCGCCGCGTGTCCGACGCAGAGCTGGGCCAGATCGAGGCGTGGTGGCGCAAGCTGGAAGGCACGGTAATCCCGGCACCTACGATCCTCCGTTTTTTGGTCGCCCTCCCCCGCCGCCGCGAGGAAGTCATGAACGCCATGTGGGAGGACTACAACCCTGAAACCCACACGCTGCTGCTGCGTGACACCAAACACCCCACCATGCCGCGCGATGAAATCGTGCCCGTCCCACCGGCGGCGCAGAAGATCTTGGCGGGCCTGCCGCGCACCAAGGGCCGCATCTTCCCTTACCGTGGCGCCTCGGTCAGCGCGACCTTCCAGCGCGCGGCCAAGTTCCTGGAACTGGACGACATCACGCTCCACGATCTCCGGCATGAGGGTATCAGCCGTCTTTTCGAGGCCGGGCTGACCATCCCCGAGGTGTCGCTGATCTCTGGGCACACCAGCTGGGAATCGCTCAAGAGGTACACCCACATCCAGCCGAAACATGTGCTGGAGAAGCTGGGCTCATCCAAACCGAAGAGCAAGAGCTGACCCGCTGGACCGTGGACAATCCCCCGCCATGGCCGCCCAAAACATCGTTGACCTCCCACCACACCACCCCGGAATGGCAGAGCTGCACCGCCGGGTGTCGAACGCCTTCCGCACGCACTGGGTCAAGCACCCTGGGAAGACGCCGCAGAAGCTGGTTCTGTCCCAGAAGCAGGCCGACGACCTGATCCTGTGCCGCCTCTACGGCGCATCCTCCATGGGGGAGCAGTACAAGGTGGACAAGACCAAGTTCAATGACCGTCCCGTGGAAGTGTCAGCCACGACGGCGGGCGTGCTGGTGGCCCATGACGGCACCGAAATGCCGCTGGCCGACTTTGACAAGATGCCCACGGCATAAACACAAAGCCCCGCCCGCATCACTGCGGCGGGGCTTTTTCATTGGCGGACTATGGGCTACTGGCAGGCCTCGCATGGTGCATCGCCCGACAAGTCGCAGGCTTTCACGCTGGCCAGGAAGTCAGCGGCCTCCGCGGTTGGGTTGTCCGGACGTGGGGCGCCAGCCAGATCCGCAGCGGCATCTGCATCGGTCAGCACCGGGCGGGCCAGCTCGTCGCGCAGGCGGAAACCCAGCAGGGGCCAGATTTGCTCAACGGCAGCGGCGCGCGCCTCTTTTGCACCCATTTCTGGACTGTGCTGTGCGGGGTCGATGGCACCGTAGTTCACGCCCACCAGCTTGGCCCCGTTCTTGAGCACCAGAACAGCGATAGTCACCCGGTCCGAACCGTCGAAAAGCGGGCAGCCCGCGAGGGCCTTGTCCAAGGTGAAGCTGTATTCCGCAGAGATTTCCGCCTCAACATCGGCGGGCGTCACGCGCGGGCCCTTGTTGGCCTTGGCCTGGATCTCGCGCTCCAGGGAGTCGGGACCGGGGTCCACCACCGGGAGTGCGCTGGATGCATCCTTGGCGGCTTGGCCTTTCTGGTAGGGCATCCACTCCACATAGCGGCCAAACGGTACGCCTTCGCCATCAGCGGGTGGGGTTTCACCGTCGTGCACCAAAGTGACCGACAGCACTGGGAACTGACGGCCCACCATATCGGTGACAAGCACGTTCACGCAGCGGTCGCCGTGCACGGCAATAACGGTGGCGTCCAGTGGCTGGCCAACGGCGCACTGCATTGGCACGGGGCCTTGCTGGTCGTACTTGCTTGGGCGATACCAAACTTTGCGGCCCACTGTGGGCTTGATGACAGTAGAGGTCATGGTGTTCTCAGGGAGTTGATCCGGCAGCCGGCCGGGGCGGGATTACTGGCCAGGCTTCGCGGAGGGTTCTGACATCACTTGCGTGTCCATCAGCTTTTTCGACCACTTCTGCATACGCGGCGCGGCAATCCTCGAATACGGCTCCGAGGGCAGTGGCGTACTCAAGGACGGCGGCGGGGGAAGCTGCAGCGAGTCGGCGGGCGGCATCGGCGTTTTGGTCGCGCAGCCCGTCAGAAACACGGTGCAGATGGTCAATTTCAGTGCGCAAAAGCGCTTCACGGGTGCGGGCAGCATTGAGGGCTCCTTGGTAGGTCGATGTGATGGCGCGCTCGTCAGCACGGGCCTGGCTCACGGCGCCCAGGCGCTCGTTCGTCTGCTCCAGCCGGACCTCGGCCACGGCCGCATCCATGCGGGCGTCTTGGAAGAACCAGGCAGCAGAGGCGGCGGCCAGGGCCGCGATCAGGTGGGTGATGAGAGTGAGGTTCACTGCGTGCCTCCAAAGAAGCGGGCGCGCAACGCACTGCGGCGCCACTTCCCGCGAAGCCGCAAACTGCCCTCCCACACCAGGAACAGCAAGGTGCCCACCCATTTCAGGGCCCAATCGCGGAGCTTGTTCATCACGGCATGGCCTCACATTCCTTGCTGTCGCGGTAGCCGTTGCGGGCCTCGGCAAAGCAGGCGCGGGCGGCGGCATCCGGCTTGGCACGGTCCTGCCCGCAGGCTTCCAGCACCTCGCCGGCGCCCAGATACCAGGCGGGCGCCAGATCCGCCTCTTGGGAAGCTGTGTTCAGCAGTTCGCAGGCGCTGTGGGCGGTGCTGGCGGGAACCACGGTGCAACCAGTGATCACTGCACTGAGCAAAACCAGAAAAATGAGTACAGCAAGTTTCACGATTGCGCTCCAAGCCGCCATGTGCGGCAAATCTCGTCGTTGGAATCGCCGCGCAGCTGCAGGCCTGGCAGCACGGTGGAAACGCCCTGCACCGTCCCACGGTTCCAGCGCGTGTTTTCTCGGCATGCACCCACCCAATCCCCAGCATTGGCCTTGCGGCGCATGGTGCTGTCGAAGAAATTGCCCTCGCCCTTGTTGTGCAGGAAATCGAGGAAGGTGGCTTGCTGGAACGGGTCGTAGCTGGCCCAGTGCGTGAGCAGGCGCTTGGCTTCGACCTCGTAGCCGATGTACCGGCGCTTCTCCAGCCGGTAGCAGTCGGCGGGGGTGTAGGTGCGGCCGGCCACCACCTCGGGCCCGGTCAGGCCATTGCAGACGGTGAGCGGCTGGCCCTTGCCCAGCTTGTCCACGTAGGGCACGCCGATGTGGCGGTTGCTGGATTCGTAGAAGCTCGCCATGACCATGGCAATGCGGATGCCGTCCGACACCTCGGGGTCTGCTGCCACGGCCTGGATGTAGGCGTTGGTGTTGGCCTCGCGCGTGGCTGCCTCGTCCACGTAGTAGGCCCCGCCACCGGCGCCCAGCAGCATGGCCAGGGCGGCAAGGCTGGTGCGCAGTTGGGCGGGGACGCGGCTCACTCGTCGGCTCCCAGCTCGCCCAAGTCGGTATTGCCTGAAACCACGCGCCCGGTGTTGCGCATGATGTCGATCCGCATTTGCCGCTCCTGCTGGCGCAGGGCATGCTCAGCGGCAAGGCGGCGATTTGCTTCACGCTTGTAGTACCAGCTCACCAGGGCGCCCAGCAGCGCAATACACACGCCGAACAGCCCGATTGCTTGGGATGAGGCAAGCCAGCCAAGGAACCCAACGACAGCGCCGCCGCCGGAGGTGCGACCGCCAGCCGTGGCAAGAGCGTCGATGGTTTCTGTTTTCATGAGCCCGGAGTGTTCCGGGCATGCGCCAGCGGGTCTAACCCTACTGGGGGGGAATCACGCCAGCACAGAGGCTCCCCGCTGCCGCGTGGTCACAACCACCTGGCCAGATGCAGTTCTGGCGCTGATCTCGCGCAGCATGGTCGTCACAGACACATCGCGCGTGAAATCGCGGATGCCGGAGCGCACGAACATCTTGCTGGTGACCGTGATGGCCGTGGATGCCTGGCCGGTGAGGGCTACGGCGCCTTGCGCGGAAGCAAAAACCGCGATGGCTGCGTCACCCGTGCCGCTTACAACCGTCGCGCCAGTGGCGCCGGAAGAAACTTCGACGGCAGCCACAGCAGCGCCAGCGGCCAATGCATGGGCAGTAGAGGCCGATGCGACACCGACCACCGCGGCCCCCTGCCCCCGCGCCAGGACAGCAGCTGCAGCAGTGGAGAACACCTCTACCAGCGCGCTGCCGGATACCTCGGCGCCTGAGCGCACCACACCATCAGAGCTGGATGCGACGGCAACCGGCGCGGAGGCCGCGCCAACAACCGCCACAGCGCCTGCAGCGGCGGATGCGATAGACACCTCGGCTGAGCCTGACAACACGGCGGGGGCAGCCCCAGTGGTCGCCACGGCGATGGAGCTGACGCTGACCGGCGCAGAGCCCGTACCGATGACCTTGATTGCGCCGGCGGCAGCGCTGGCCACCTCGATACTCGCCGTCGCTGCACCGGCAACTCGCGCAGAGCCAGCGCCTGTGCTGGCGATGCTCACGGCAGCGGCGGCTGTTCCCGCTACCGCTGCGACACCCGCCGCTGTGCTGGTTACGCTGATCGTGGTAGCTGCGACACCGTTGATCGAACTGTCTGCGCTATCTGGGTGCGGGCCGGTGGGGGTGAACGCGCCCGCATAGCGAGATTCCAATGTGATCCGCAGGTCGTCAATGTAGGCAACACCATCACCGGAGAGGGGGTAAGTGCTGCTGGATACGTTGCCGATGGCCAGCGGGTCCGATGTGTTGCTGTAGAGCGCGCCGGAGTATGGCTGTGTGGCAACGACAACGCCGTCCATGTAGAGGCGAAAGGTGTCGCCTGTGCGCTCATAGCAGACATGCACCCAGGTGTTGGCGACCACCTTGGTGAAGCTGCGGATGTCTACCGCAATACCGGCGTCGGCGGCAGTCGATTGCCCCCGCACAGTGCCGTCTCCCTCGATGTAGATGGAGTAGGGGCGAACCCCAGACGAGGTGCCTTTCCAGACCAATACCCGTGGTGATCCGGTGACTGTCGGTACGCGGCACCATGCCTCAACACAGAAGTCACCTGACGGTTGAAACGCAGGGTCATGGGCGTAAACCAGCCTGGAAGTCGATACGTTCGAAAAGCGGATCGCAGACCCGCCATACATGCTGGCGGTCGTGCTGGTGGTGACGGAATCGGCGGTAGTCGGAGACTTTGGGCTGGGGCTGTTGTCCGTGATCGTAGTTCCGCCGTCCGCACCGTCACCGTGCAGCAGCAGCCCTACGCTCGGGTACTTTGCGTCTCCAGCCACGGCCTGCCTTTATGCGCCGCCGGCCGTCAGCGTCTTGCCGGTGATCGTCACCGTCTGGCCGGATGCAATGCTGGTGTTGTCCAGGGTCATGTCGCCACCGCCGCCTGTAGCGGTGATGGAGCCCTGCTCGTCGCAGTTGGTGCCCGCGCTGTCGCACAGGCGGTAATACCCGGCTGTGCCGCCAGCAGTGGCGGCCACGGTCCAGGAGCCCGCCAGGACTTTCGAGCCGCCGGAAGCAGCGGCCATCCAGTCGGACGGGCAGGCGATCTCAGCCAGCAGCGTGCCGGTGGCAGAGGCTGCGCAGTTGGCGGGCTTGGAGCCAGTGTAGATACGCAGCTTGGGCGAAACACCAGTGACGGTTTCGTTGCTGTCGAGCCAGGCGTTGCGGATACGGTCAGAGAATTGGGCGGCCATGGTGGGCTCCTTCAAACAGTTGGGGTGGTGACTTCGGTGTTGATGGCGACTGCGCCCTCCATCAGCGCAGTGACCACGCCGCCGGGGGAAACAAGTTCCAGGTCGTACACACCTGCGGATTTCGTGAAGGCCTCGGACTGCTCGGCCGTGATCGAGATTTCGATGACCTTGTTACCGTCATCCAGCGCGATGCCACCGTTCTCGGTGGTCAGCTCGAGCAACACAGCCCCGCCCACGCGATCCTTGATCTGCATGCGGGCCGTGTAGCCGTCAAGGCTGTGCGGCGTGAGCCATGCCAGGTAGCCGCTGCCGGCCTGGTGTTTGCTGAATGCGGCGGCACTGATCTCGTTGAACTGGATCTGCGTTGCGCTCACCACCGTGGCGCGGCGCATGTCCGAAGCCTTGGGGGGATTGCTCTTGGCGTTGAGCTGGGTGAGTCCACGCGCATCCACCACGGCCACATTCCAGCCATCGGGGATGGTGTGAGCAGCGGAGGTGATGGCTACTGGGGCCGTCAGTGAAATGCTGGCGATGGCCGCGTACAGCCACGGCGTTGTCTCCCACCGCACGGGCAGGACGAAGGTTGCCCCTCGGCGGAGTTCAATGTCGTGCTGGAGTGCTGCTGCCATACCCTGCAGTTTTCCGGCTGCTGGGCATGGCGTCGAACCCCGTGGGGCGGGAGTTACATCGCCACGTTGGTTTGCATGGTGTTACTCACGCTGGCGCCAATACCGTTCAGGCTCGCAGATGCTGCGACGCCCACCATATGGAGATTGGCCAGAGCTGCCTGCGCACGCATCTGTGCTGTCTCTGTCCGGGCGCGCAAGTTGGCCTCCTGCGCACGCTCTTTCAGCTCGGCGTCGGTGATTTCCAAGCGCAGGAATGGCTCAATCGCGGCGTTTTGCGCCTGGTACAAGGCCACCAGGGTGCGGGCCGCGTCATTTCGCAGGCCGCTGATCGTCTTGGCCACATCGGCGGCCGTCTGGGGCGCCAGCATCACCGTGCGCACATAGTCGCTCACCGCCTGCAGGGCCTTCGTGAACAAGTCACCGGCAGTGGTGATGGCAAAGCGCACGTTCTCCACCTCGGTGTCAAAGCTCTTGATGGCAATGTCCCGGTTCTGCTCTGCCAGCTTGTCGCGGCTGTCCTGGCGGATCATGGCAATGTCGTTCAGCATGGCCCCAGGGGGAAGCGGCCAGCCCGCGCGGGCGTACTTTTCGGTCACTCCGGCCGTGTCACGAGCGGCCTGCTTCAAGATGCGGGCGCGGCCGCGCTCCCAAAGCGCGTTTTCCACATCGGCATTGATGCCCGTGCCGCCCTCATTGATCGCCCGCTTGCACCACTTCACCGCATCGGCCAGCAGCGTCATGTCAGGGAAGGCAATGCCCACCATCTTGTCGAATGCGTCATCGATCAGCGCGGAAAGCTCGTCGCTCTTGGAGTCGAACACGCTCAACGCCGCATTGGGGTTGTCGAACGTCAGGTTCGTGGGCGCAGTCACAGGCACGCGGGAGGTACTGACCGATGGCAGGGGAATCTGGGCGGCCGTGCCCACTTCCCCCTTGATGCTCTCGCCAAAGTAGAAAGCACGCTCGAACCACTCCTGCGCGTTGTTCCACTTGGCGTTGATGATCTGCGTGTTCTGCAGCGCGGGGCCCGTCACCCCGCTGGGGATGGTCACAATATCGGTCATCGTCAGATCCTCCGGGCCGATTCGGCAATGAGAAAACGCATGGCATCGACCTCGAAGGGCGTGCCGCTGTCGTTGTAGAAGGTGGGCGTCAGGTAGGTGCTCTGCATGCCCTTGCCCAGGTCGAAGCGCATTTCGCGCATGGTGCTGCCGTACACGCGCGCAGCGTATGAGTAGCTGGCCGGTATGCCGCGCACCAGGGCATCGACCTCCAGCCGCATCGCGCCGGCTGCCGCACCCAGGTAGCAGTTGGTCACGGTCTTGACCTGTGGATTCCCGAAATTCATCTGGCCCAGGCCAAACACCGACACGATGGGTTCACCGGCGTCGTCTTCACCTTCCAGCAAAAACAGGCCATCGTCGGTAGCGCCGTAGTAGCGCCCGCCGATCTTGGCCACGCTGTTGAACGGGTAGTTCTCGTACTGCGTGGTCCCGCCCGGCTCGTCGCCAGTGATGTTCATGGCGAACACCTCGTTCAACGCGAAGCGCCCGCCAAAGAGGCCGCCCAGGCTACCGCCCAGCACGCCGGTGAACGGCTGCACCGCCAGCACCACGTCTGCGAGCTGGCCGAAGCTCACCCCCAGCACGCCGCGCAGCGGGGCCGTTGCCAGCGTGACCACTGCAAACTGGGTGACTGCACCACCCAGAACGCCGACAAACGGCTCTGTGGGCAGCACGGACACCGACACCGCACCGGCAAAGCTGCCCGAGAGCACGCCCACCATGGGCGCCGTGTCCAGTGTGACCGTGGCGTAGTGGGTGATGGCCCCCCCCAGCACCGCATTCATGGGCTTGGGGTAGCCAGAGGCGTAGCCCTGCATCGGGGCCATCATCCCGTGCGACTCGCCGTATTTCCCCTCCACGGCGATGCCGGTCATGGGCACCATCACCGCACTGGAGAACCCATAGCGCGCCTCGGGTCCGTGGGCATAGCCATACAGCGGCATCATCTGCCCCGCACTCAGGCCGTAGGCCGGGGCCAGCATGCCCGCCGTCGCCTGCCCGCCCAGCTGGCGCATGGACGCGCGGGACTCCCCGTACTTGCCCTGCACAGCCAGCCCAGTGATGGGCCGCATGGTGTTGTTCGCACGCGAGCGCAGCGCACTGGCCGTACCGGTCAGGGCGAGCATCCGCCCGCGCGAGTAGTTCCACTCGGTTTCGGAGGCGAAACCGTCCAGCGGGCGCATGGATGCCGCGGAGTAGCCGCCGGCGGGCAGGTCGGCCAGCGACAGCAGGGCCGGAGCCTCGATGGTGTCGCCGCCCGAGTACATCGAGGTGTCGAGGAACACCGTGCCCGTGCTGGGCAGGTCGCTGGTGTAGATCGGCGCATCGTTCTTGAAGTAGCGCACGCGCCCGCCGACGCGCTCGATCTTGAACGTGTCGGTGGAGGTAAACGTGGCGTCGCTGGTCTTTGCCACGCCCAGCTCCATGACCTGGTAGGTCTGGCGCCGGAAATACAGGCCATGCTCAATGTCCAGGTATCCGGCGCCCTCGTCCACATCGTTAAAGCCCACAACGATACCCACCGCAGAGGGAATCTTGAACGTGGCCGCGCCGTTGCCAGGAAGGCCGCCAATGGAGCGCGCCCCGGCATTCCAGCCAAGGCCGAACTCCTGCACCACCGTCTGCGGCCTGTACGTCACGCCAGGCTGTGCCTTCTGCTCTGGCTGGGCCGGATAGAACACGGTGGTTGTCTCTGGGGCGCACACGCGCGTGGTGGTCGTGGTGCCGGGCTTGCCCGGTATCTGCACGAACTTCACAACGGCCTTGCCGCTGTCATCGATCACCACGGTTTTCACCAGGGACGGCGCAGACCCGCCCACCGTGCGCGTGACGTAACGGCAAACCACCTTGGTTTCGGTGGCCGTGTAGGCCGCTCGCGCAGGTCGGTACGGCACCGCCGCCTGGGCCGCGCGCTCTGGGATCACCGTGGTGCGGGTGGTTTTCTTGAGCTGATTGGTCACGGTGTTTCCTCGGTCCCGACAAACGCGGTCCAGAACGGGGTGGCGACAGGTGGGTCTGGGGGCGTCGTAGGGACGAAGTAGTCGGCGAGGTGGTACCACTTCGGCGCCGTGGTTGCGGGCCATAGACTGTCGGTCAGCTCCACAACACCGCGGACTACAGTCGGGGCCGCCCAGTCAACTACCGCGATGTACTCTTTGCCGGAGACAGGCAACGAACCGGAAATCTCTGTCAAATCATAGCCCCCGCCCAGCAGGCTATCCCCACTGTTATAGATCAGGGTATGCGCCCGAGCTACGTCGGTGGCCGGAGCAGCGTGGATCAGGCTGTCGTTAGAGAGGCCGTATTTCAGATCCCAGAACTCAGTGCCTGTGCCGGTCCAACCCAGCCAAGTGCTCTCGTCCCACTCCGCATCACCGCGCGGAGGCTCTGCGGGTGGCGGCTCGTAGCCGTAGGCGGCGCCTGGGTAGTAATACTCGTAGGCGGCCCAGTAGGTCGCGGAACCCTGAAACACAGCGCTGCCGTCGTCGTAGATCGCATACACATACACGGTGTCCACCACCGGTGGGATATACGGCAGGCCGCTATCAAAGTCGTGCGCCAGGTACCGTCCGTCCTGACTGAAATAGGCGTACCCAGCGATCACGCTCATGGCTTAGAACGTGGGCAGGTTGATGCTGTACTCGTCCAGTGGCTGTTCAATGCCGGACACCAGCGCTGTGCCGCCCAAATTCATTTCGGCGCCGCTGGTGCTCACACGGCCCTGAATGCGCGGCTCGGTGGTGGATACGCCGCCCGTGTCGGCAGAACCCACATGGCGGTAGTAGCCCGCCGTGCCGGTGGCCAGGTTAGTGCCCTTGAGCACGTCCGACACTACCTTGGCCACGATGCCGTCCACGGCCGTTGTGTCCATGCTGAACCCAGCGCCAGCGCCGTCCTTGTCGATCACGCACAGCAGCGTGCCCGTTTCGGCGGCATCGGCGCTGGCGGGCTCAGAGCCCGAAAAAACGCGGATCTTGCCGTTTGCCAGGGCTGCGCGCAGAGAGCCCGTGACAAGCATCTGATTGCGCAGGCCGGTGGAGACTTTGTAGGTCATGGTGGTTTCCTTTCGGTGGTGATTCAGTTCTTGACCCAGAGCGCACCAGCCATGAAGCCGCCGTATTCCTCGGACTCATCAAGCCCGTCCGGGTCGCTCCAAAAGCCGTAGTCGCGGTTCTGGCCAAAGGCCGCGTTGAACACTGCTTTGTGCGTGGTGTCCTGCTTGCCGTGCACATGGATGGCATCAAACCAGTTCAGGGCACCCTCTGTCGAACCCGACAGGGGGGAGATCAGCTCGCCGGTGGCGGTGGGAATTTCCTCGGGACCATCGAAGAAGATGCCGCCCTGCGTGCGATTGATGCACGCGGCCCAGTGCCCGCCAGGGTGGGCCGGGATGCTGTTGCCCGGCAGCAGGCTGGGGGTGATGAAGCGCGCGGCGAATTCCTGCTGCATGGCCAGGGTGGCGCCCTCATTGCCGCAGGGCGTGCCACCGCGCGGGATGCTGGGCAGGCGCACCGCGTTTGCCGGGAAGATCATGGTGGCCGCCGGGTCGGGCCCGAACTCGGGAATGTCGGGCTGGTACAGGATGGAGCGCACCGCCTGCCCACGGATGCGCAGATGGTGATTGGGGTACACCGTGCTGCCGAATCTGCGGCTGGCGCGCGTGGCGTTCCACTCAAGGTGCGGGCTGGGGTCGTCCACTACTACCCGCTCATAGCTCGATGCGCTGGCGCTGTTGCGCTGGTAGGTGCGGGTGATGAAGTTCAAAAACCGCAGGTCGGCCACATCAATGTGCGTCACAAAGGTCGCGGGCATGTGGTTCTCGCTCAAGTACTTGGCGCGGGCCAGCCCAATCTCGAACTGGGGTGACGTGGTGCTGGTGGACAGCGGCATGAACACGCGGCCCGGGTAGCCAGCTGTCGTGCCGTTGGCCTGGGTAAATGACCGCTGCGTGTCTGATCCGCCGTAGAAAAACTCCGTGAGCACGTCCAGGCCGTCGAACTCCCAGCGCTCGTTGTGCACCAGGCACAGGCGCTGCACCATGGCCTGCGTCGCCTGCTTGCGCACCGTGTAGTACGCATGGACCCCATCGGCCCGGAACTGCCCTGTCAGGGCGCTTTCCAAGTACGGCTCGTCAATGTGGTCGTGGAAGCGCCGCCCGCTGGCCGCGCCGGATGGGCCCACGATGCCGCGCAGGTGCCGGCCGCCCTGGGCGTACTGCACGCCCGCCGTCAGGTAGCGCCAGGTGTTGCCGCCCACCGGGTCCGCAGGAAACCCAGCGCCCTCGGCTGTCACGCCCTGCCCCGGCCGGAAAAACACCTCCACCTCGGCCACCAACAGGTCATCGTCCTTGAGGCCGTCCACCTCGTCCGCAGCCTTGGTGCGGGGCGTGGCCACGTAATAGGCGGCGTCCACGAAGTAACGTTTTGGGTACTCGGTGGTGCTGTCGTAGAACTCGCTGGTCAGCACCTCAAACGACACATCGAAGGCGTTGGGGTCGCCCTCGCCGCGCGCGGTCACGGTCACGCCCAGCTCCAGCAGGCCGGGCAGGTAGGTGAATGCTGGCTCGTAGTTCTCTGGGTTGGGCACCGCCTTCCAGTCCTTGCTGCTGCCGCCGATGATCGGATTGAAACCCGCCTCCTGCGAGCAGCCCACCAGCACGCCATCAATCAGGTAGGCGCGGGCAAAGGTCTGTTCCCCGAACTTGCGGGGTAGGCGGTACTCTCGCACGCGCCGATAGACCCACGCATCCCCGTCTGGGTCTGGGCGAAACGTGCCGTCAGCCTCGCGGCCGGGTGCAGAGCGCTGGTATCCGTCGCCCGACCCGCCGGTGGTGTAGAGGTTGTTGAAATGGGCATCGGGCATCAACGGCTTGCCGCCCACCAGGTAATACGGGCCGAACGGATCGCCCGCGTTGGCCTTGGTCCACACCCAGACCCACGCCTCCACCTTCTTGTGGGCGATGGTCACGCAGCGCGTGCCTGTCTTGTTGAACTGCCAGGTCCAGTGCTCGGTTTCCACGTCCTGCGCGGTATCAGGCACCGTCACCCAGGCTGGGTACGGCGGCAGAAACACGCGCGCCACGCTGGGTGGAAGGTCGGCATAGGCGATGGGGTTGGTGGCGTACAGCTCCGCATACTTGGCGGTGGCCTGGTACTCGCTCAGGGGCCACACCGTGAAACGGCCATGGGTGTCCGACTGGATCACATAGTCCCGGCGCGCGCCGCTGGGCACCATCACGGTCTGCACGGCCGCGCGGCGATACCAAACCTTCTCACCCTGCTGGCGGCTGGCGCCCACCTGCACCCCGCTGGCCTGGTAGGCGCAGGTCTTGATGTCGAAACCCGAATCTCCCATCACCGGGTCGTTCTGGCGGTCGGCGCCCAGCTTGAGCAGGTAGTTGCTGCGGAAAGAATAGGCGGTGGTGCCCGGCCCGCGCTGCGGGGCGTTTGTGGCCAGGCCGTAATTGAACCCAATGGCGGAGGTCAGCAGCCAGTCGCCCTTGTTGCCCTTCCAAAAGGAGTGCTCTGTCATCTTCTGGTCTTGCCAGGACCACTTGGTGTAGAAGTAATCCGGCTCGGCCTTCGCGCCGTTGGATGGCGTCACTGCGGTGGCGCGGCGCGCGGGCACCACGTTCCAGGTGGGAACCTGGCCGGGCTCAGGCACCAGCGTGGTCGAGTAGCGCGGCAGGGCCTTGCCCGCCATGCTCAGAAACACAGCGCTGCCCTTGGCATAGTCGCCCGGCGGCTCGCCCGGGATCTCCACGCCGTCCGCATCGGTTGGCGCCACGCCCAGCTCGCCCTCGGAGCCCAGGCCCTCCGGGTACTGGCGAAAATCCTCGTTCACCCAGAACTCATAGCCCACAGTGGTTACGGGCTGTGCGGCGGGCGCCGGGTCCACGTACAGCCGCCCATTCACCTTGCGCGATACCGAACCATCGGGGTTTGCGCGGTGTAGCGATGGCGCTCCAAGGGTGTCCAGGTGGCGAGCCTGGCGCTCACCGGCGCCGCTCGGGGGCGTCCCGCGCTGGTGCGGGAACTTGCTGTAGTCCACGGCCCATCAGGCGGGGTTGGAGAGCGTGAGCAGCACCGGCACGCGCACCACCGTGCCAGCCGGGTAGGACGCTGGCGCCGTCAGCTTCTGGATGGCCAGCAGCACGCCCGTGGTGGAGCCCTTGCCCGCGCTCGAAACGATGGCGAATGCGCGTACCGTCTTGTCCGCACTCAGGGTTACCTGCGCATGGTTGCCGGTGTTGTCCGTTGCGCCGCCCACGGCGGCCCCCTCCACAAACGCGGGGCGCGTGGATTCGGTGTAAGCGGTGATTTCCGTAGCACGGGCCACGATGTTGGCGGCCGTGTCGTCGTCCTGCGGGGTGTAGTCGCCCTCGAACAGGGCAACACGCCACTCTGCCACCTGGGTGGCACCGTGGAGAACCACGTCCATGATGTAGTTGCGGCCTTCGGCTGGGTAAAAGATGGTCATGGTGGAGTCACTCCAAAGCGTGAGGTGATGAGGTGCTTGTCGCCCAGGTGCTCGCGCACCCAGGTAAAGCCAGATTCGGCGGGGTTGAACGTCAGGGCCTCGTCTTGTGGAAGAGCAACGGCCCCGCCCGCCTTGGCAATCACAGCGCCCTGCGCGCCCTGCCAGTACGCGGTCTGGCTGCGCTTGTCAAAGACAGCAGAGCCAGGCAGCGCGCCGTAGGGCAGCAACACCACGGGCGTTGTGTTGAGCGGGTCGCCGGGCAGCCAGTAGGTCTTGTCCGCGCAGACATACACGCCGTCATCCATGGGCTGCACCAGGCTGATCGGCTCAGGGAACGGGATGAAGCCGCGCCCCACGTTGAACAGGCCATAGCGGTAGGCCTCACTGACATAGAGCCACCGGGCGCTGGCCACCAGCAAGGAGCCCTTGTAGTGGGCCAGTGCATGCCCTGCAGGCATGGTGTCCTGCATGAAGGTGTCACACACCGCGCCGTCATTGCCCAGGCTCAGGTAGTCGCCGCCCAGCACCTCGTTGAACACCTCGCCATCGGGGCCGGTGGCGTACACCAGGGTATTGGCGGCAAGTCCCGCAAAAGCAATGCCGCCACCGGCTGGCAGCTCGATCTGCACGGGCTCGGTGCTGGCCGACTCGCCATCAGGGCCGATGGCAGTGAAACAAACTTGGTAGCGCCCTGCGGGCAGGCCACCGCCCGTGGCCGATGCAATGGGCACAGGGTTGGGCGAAGGTGTGACCAGCTCGCGGGCCACGGAACCAGACAGGCGCCCAATGCGCGTGCCGTTGGTCCAGTACACCATGCCATCCGGCAGCCGCGAATACGACACGCGGCCAGAGCCCAGGCCAGGGACTGCAACCGTCCGGGCCAGGGTGCGGTGGTCGATGTGCACCAGGTCGCCGTTGAACACCCCGTAGGCATCCTTGTCATCGGACCAGAGCGAGTGCCAGCCACCGGCCACGGAGAGCGCAAAGCCGGGGCGGCTGCGCATGAAGCCCGATTGCGTGAGGTCAATGTCCTTGGCAACCCGCAGCCAGCAAGCCGTGACCCCACGGCCCAGCGACACCTCCATGCGCGTGACCGGCAGGCGGTTGTTCAGGCCCAGCAGGTTGCCGATTGGGTAGGGTTTTGCCATGGTGCTGATGATCTCGGCGCTTACCCCAAAGCGCGAACCCTCTGCGGGTTGCGCGCGAATGCTGGATTGCCCGCAATGCCGAACAACACTACATTGCACCCATGTTGACCATCATTTTTTGGGCGTTTGTGATCGCGCTCGTTATCGCCTACCAGATGACCACACGTTCCGAGCGCAGCAAAGCGGTCGAAACCTTCTGGGTCATCATTCTCTTGGTCGGTATCGCAGGCTTCGCCTTACAGTTCCTGCTCTACGGCTCAATCAGTTTCTAACGGCCACCCGCTCTGCGACGCGATTCCGCAGGGCTTCGATTTCATCCAGCTTCGCGCGCTTGGCCTGCGCGGACATGAGCTTGTCCGACTCAATGCGCTTGGCCCTGGCGTTGAGGTCTGCAATCTGGCTTTTCGCGTGCTCCACCGCCATGCGGCTGCGGAGCTTGGGCGCCTCTTCCTGCTGGATCTCTCGGGCTTTCTCAATATCGCCAGACTTGATCGCAGCCTGATAGGATGCCCACGCCTGCTCCACATCTCGGGCTTGCTCATACATAGCGGTCACGTAGCGGCTGCTACCAGAAGGCAGCGACTCCACGAAATTGCCAGCCAGGAATGCGTCACGCAGTCGGGCCTCTGGTCGCTCACCGCGTCCGAGCAACGGCTTGGCAACGGTATCGGTGGCTGTGTTGCTGACCGTCGCAAGCCATCCAAAGTAGCCGCGCAACAGGAAATCGATCTGCTTTGGGCTCAGGCCGGCATAGTCGCCCTTGGCAAGGCGTACCGGATCTGGCAGGCCCCAGGAGCCCAGCAGGCGCGCGACTTCTGAGGTGCGCTCGTTGTATCGGTCTTGCGGACGCAGGCGCTCGTCGGCCATGCCCTCAATGGCCCGACCGGAAAAGCTGTCCTTGTTGGCGTACACATCGAGGAAAGGCTTGATGGCCTGAGGCGTTGGGTCCATGGCAAACGTGTTGAACACCATGTCGCTGATCCGCTGCCCGAACCGCTTGCCTGTCATCTCGTCGCTCAGCATCAGCTCGGCGGTACGCTCGGCCACGGTGCCGATGGCCCCCACCTCAAATGGCTTGGGGATGCGGAATGCCATGTCGCCCACCTTGAACCACCAGAAGTTGTCGCGGTCCCAGTCCTCGCGCTTCTTCCAATCCTCGTCGTCACTGTAGGCGGCCAGCAGCGCCAGGCTGGCCATGGACACAGCACCAGCCATGGCAGCAAACCGCCTGGGATCTTCTTTGGCGGCCCGGCCCAGTTTGTAAAGGCCCTGCAGGCGGGCATTCAGGAACGGCACGGTCTGGGTGAGGAATCGCACGGCCTCCCATTTGCCGGACATGCTGAAATCCATCAGGTCGCGCGCCTGGAAACTGGCCTCGGCATGGCTCAGACCCTTGGCGCGCAGGCGCTCGTACAGCGCCGCACGGTTCACGTTCTCGGTGCGGTCGCCAAACTCCTCGTAGGTTTCCCACAGCGAGCGCATCTGGCCAGTGAACTTCTCCCACCCTTGCTTGTCCAGCATCGTCCCGCCCAGGCGCTCAATCTGGCCGCGCAGCTGGTTGGTATTTTCTTGGGTGCCAAACTTGATGATCCCACCCGAAGCAAGCATGGATGCGTAGGTCTGGCTGCCCTTGCTCGTGGCCTTCCAGCCCTTGGCAACGTTCTCGGCAGGGTTGTAGCTCAGGTCACTCTGAGCGATGGCAGACAAACTATCCCGGATCAGGTTGCGGATCTTAAAGGTGGGGTTCACTGTCACGCCAAAGGTCAGCAGGCGCTTGAACGGCGCCAGCGCCTTGGCAATCCCGCCAGGCGTGTAGTTCAGTGCCGAGATGGCTTCCAGCAGATACGGGTCTTCCACCATCCAGTGCTCGGCCACGCCGTCGCGCATCACCTTGGTCGAACCCTTGGTGTCGGCGGACACCTGGTACGCAATGCCCAGATTCCCTGCCTCGGTCATGGTGGCCAGAGCCGCGCGGTTGCGTGCGGCCGCCGCGTACAGGTGGCTCCAGTTCAGCAGCGTGTTCTGCAGCAGATCGGCATTCAACTGCTGGGTGCCACCCTTGAGCTTCTTCCATGCCTGCTGGTTCGTGAGGCCGGAGCTGAAGCGCGGGCCGCGCATGTCGCCCTCTTCCATCAGGCGGTAGAAAGGCACATAGGGCTGGTCCCGCATCAGGTCGTAGGCAGCCTGGTCGATCAAGCCCGACTCCAGCGCCACTTTCAACGAGGCCTCATTGAAGGCGTTCAGCTCCTGCAGCGCCTTGGCATACAGCGGCATCCGCACCGTGCCATCGGCCATCTTCCCCGCGTTCAGGCTGCGAAGAGCGGCAATGTCGGTATCGGTCAGCAGGTTCTCTTTGCCCTCCGTCTTCAGGCGTTCAGCACGCTGGGCGGCTACCCACTGGAAGAAGCGATCATGTTCACCCTTGAGGCTGGCCAGCACATTGGCAAAGCCGCCATCCTGCATGTTCACATCGGTGACACCATCGCGCAGAAATGGCTTGCCATAGAGCAGCGCAGCTTCCACCGCGCCATCACTGCCCTTGGACATGCGCGCGAGCATGTAGGCCTGCTGACTTACTTCCTTGATGGGGGCGAACTGATCGACCAAGCCTTGGCGCAGCTTGGTGCCCATATTGGCGCGGAAGGCCTGGGCGCGCTCGGCCAGCGTCTGCTTGGTGATGGCTCCGAAAGCCTTTTCGGCAGCGGCCTGCTGGACCGGGGTGTAGTCAGCCGCTACTGCAGTTGCGGTGCGGCTGTAGAAGATTCTGCGAAGAGGGTTACCGGAGGCAAGCCTGCTTCGCTGCGAAGCCAGGCCATCCAGAGGGCGGCGGTCGCCTGCGATGTCGCTGTTTGCGGACGAACTGCGTTGATCTGGTTGGCGAATTGGCCCATCCACGACTTCGCCTCGGCCAGTTCCGGGTCCTGCCCCGCGCTGATCGCCTCGGCCCGCACCGCTGCTATCCCCTTCGCGAAGAAGGGAACGGAACACAGCGCCTCGCGCAATCGTGCGCCACCCAGCGCCAGGCGCCCCCAGAACGCCAGCCTCTCCTCGACCGTACGCTCCCGCGACCAGTCCGGCGCCGTCCCGTGCAGATACGCCTCGTTCACGGCCAGCATCAAATCGAACTGGGTCAACAGTTTCCCCTGTGCGTGCGTCGATGAAGTTGCCTGTGTCGAGGTCATATTGCAGATTCTTTGCTTCTGGGAATGCATTCTCCAGCGCCTGCTGGTTCACGTCAATCAGGCGCTCGATGTTGCCAGCGTGATCGCCATACACCCAGCGCAGCGGAGGCACGCCCAGCGCAGCGTCACCGGTCACTTGTCGCGGGTGAGGGGCGATGTGGTCCGTGGTGCCGAACTTGAGAGAACTGGAAAGCATCTGCTCGGCGCGGCGGCGCAGCGCAATATCGGACAGACCAGAGGGGTCGCCAATGAAGATTCGGTCCGTGTTGTGTGCGAACGTAGATGCGATGCTGTAGACCTCACCTCCCCATTTCCCGGGCTTGAGCGCGGACACATCAACCCAGACATCAGAGCGCGCGCCTTTCGGCGGCGCCTTCTCTCCTGGGCGTTCTGAAATCCAGCGCCCGGTGTTGGAATCCATACCGAACACCTCGTCCTTGGTCGGCTCGCGGCTGGTGATCGTCGCCCGGGTGCCATCTGGCATGGTGAGCGTGTACATCGTTTCGCCGCCAAGGTCGGTTGTGCGCACCTTGATTTCCGGGTCATGCTCCGCGGCAATGCCGGCCACCGTGTCCTTGTCCGACTTCGGCAGCGCAAACACATCCTCAGAATCACTGATGTCCTTCAGGGCCTGTTGTGCGAGCTGTGCACGCTCGTCCGTGGCTGCGTCCAGCTCCGTGACGTGCGCCGGGTTCTCCCGCTGCGCGATACCGAACGCAAGATTCACCAGGTCCAGCGAATTGAAGTCGCCCTTCTGCCCGGCGATCTTGTTCCAGACCTGGCGCAACATGCTGCGCACCTGGGCCAACCAGCGCGACACGGTGTCCGGCTTGGCAAGGCCGTTTGGACGGATACCCATCTCCAGAGCAACCTGCACGGCGTAGGGGAAAAGCTCCTGGGTGGTGTATTCCGGGATGCTCATGTCGTCCGGGCGCGATGCCTCCACGCGAGCCACAGCCTCGTCGTACACCCTGCGCTCCGCACTGCCTGGATCTGCATCAGCCCAAGACTCGATGGCGGAATGCAGCTGATCCCAGCCAGCCTCACCCAGCACCGCTTGACCGTGCTTGTGCATCAGCTCGTGGGCCACCACGCCGATTTCGTCGCCGGCACGGATGTGATCAGCGATGACGAAAACGGTCTTGGTCTTCGGGTCATAGAACCCCTGGGCTTGGCCCGCCTCGCCCGAGGCCTCCATGCCGGTCGGACCAATCAGCGGCTCCCAGTCCCGTTTGATCTCTGCGGCCGTGGCTACCACCACGCGGCCCAGGTTGTTCGAGAGTGCGCCCAGACCACCCACCAGTTCACGCACTGCGGAGCGGACGGATTCCTTGGTGGCTGTACCGGGAGGCCTGCCCATTGCGACCAGCATGCGCGCCAGATCGGGAGACATGGCTTCCTGATTCCGGCTGAACATTGCGACGCCCTTGTCCGTCTCTTTCGTCTTGATGGTGGTTGCCAGCTTGTCAAAAGCTGCATTGATGCGCGCTCGCTCCTCTCCAGTCGGATATGGGTTGCCCTTGTACGCACCACCCGCAAAACGGTCTTCCTCCACGCCGTGCACCAGGTAGTCCGACTTTGCGCCCATGGCTGTCACGCGGTCGAACACCCAGCTTTCAAATGCACGGGCGAACATTTCTGTAGGGCGCGTCCAATATCCGTTTTCTGACTTGCCAGACAACGCCTGCGCCTGGTTGGCATACTCCGAGCGGCCCCGTCCGTCGTACATGCGGTCTTCCGGGTCGGCCCGCAACTCGTCCAACGCCTCGCGCTTGTTCTCTGCCATGTTGGCGTACATGGCCTTCATCGCGGCGTCCTGCTCCTTGGCTGAAAGTGCCTCGGTGCGCTCCAGATCCAGCTCTTGGCTGCGCACCATTTCTGCCTTGGTGACCTGCTTGCTGAACAGCGCCCGCATCACTTCATCGAAAGCTGCCGCCATCTCCGGGCGCAGGTTGTCCAGGCGCATCTTTTCGACGCTCTTCCACTCGTTGCCCACGCGCTCCATACGCTTACGCGGGACGCCTTTGTACTGATCTTCTGTGTACCAGCCCGATGCACCGCGCGCCTGTGTCGTGTATGCATCCGCTTTATCCAGCTCGCCAAAGTAGTGATCCATGGCGTGCGCCCATTCGTGGGCCATGGAGCCGCCGCCGCGAATCTTGGTCATGTTGATGACCAGCTTGCCGGGCTCATAGTGGGCGGCGAATCGACCGCCGCCACGAGCGCCGAAGGCCATGCCCAGCGTGCCGTTCAGGCTCATAGCCTTGGGTGGCACGCCCATGATTACGGCCAGGTCCATTAGGCCGTCGTAGGCCATGTTCAGGATGCGCTGGCGCTCGTCCTGGGCGGACCAGTTGCCGAACTCGATGCCACGGAACCCCAGGTCGTTCACGAAGTCGTCGGCCTTCACATCGCGGTCGATGCGCCGCGGCATGTTCTCGCGCTTGAGCTCGTCCAAGTTGGGGCGCACGGGCTCGGGCTTGCCATCCTTCTTGCCCTTCATGTCCCGCTCGTACACCGTGGCCGCTGCAGCCTCGGCATCGGCCTTGCTGGCTGCGAAGGCAACCGCCTTGTTGTCCTTGGTGACCACCCGGTAGAACCCGTCCAGGATCTGCTCGCGGGTCAATGGCGTGCCCACCTCGGCAGAGCGCTCCATGTAGAGTTCAACGCCGCGCTCGGTCGTGCCGGGCCCACCCTCTTCCCGGCCCACCACCAGGCGGGTTTTCCAGGGGGCAGCCTTTGCGGGGAAACCACCGGCTACCAGATTCTTGGCCTTCATCAGGTCCGCGCCACCTAGAACAAACGGGTCGCTCCGTCCCTTGTAGACGGAGAACAGCAGTTCACGCGCGGCGGTCTTGGCCTGCGGTTCGATGGAGTTCAGCCCGGCGCGCTGACGAATCGCCTGGTAAGCATTCCGCACGGCCTCGGGGCTGTTGGCCCCGGTGAGCACGTCACGCACGATGCGCATCATCTGCACGTACTGGCGACGCCCCTCTGGCGTGTTCTTTTTCGGCTTGGCAGCCAGCTGGTCGTAGATGATCTTCACCATCGCCGCGGTCACGGGTTCGGATGTCTCGGACATCGCCTCGTAGTCGGGCTTCCACACGTTCGCCTTGGTGGCCAGCTCTGCGCCCTCGGATTCCGTCATGGCATCCAGGTCGTCCAGGTTCAGGCCGCGCTCTTTCCAGCGGTCCTTGCGGGCACCACCGATCTTCTGGCCGGCGTCTTGAATAGGGGCGGCTGGTGCTGGGGCAGCCGCGGGCGGCTCAGGCGCATCGAAGATGTTGCCCTGCCCTGTCAGGCTATCCATGGGGTCCTGCCCCAGCTCGAAGCTGTCAGCCGCGCGCACGCTGGCCTGGGCGATACGCTTGCGCTCTTCCTCGGCTTTGGCGGCGGCTTCCTCCGCGCGCTTGGCGGCGGCTTCGGCCTTGGCGGCCTGCTCCTGCGCGGCTTGCTGGGCTGCTGCTTGGGCCGGGGCTAGCGACTCAAGTTCCAGCGCGGGGGGTGAGCCTAGCTCTGGGGCTGGCTGGCCTTCTGTTGTGCCTGCTGTACTTGTTGGCGCACCGCCTTGGTTTTCGCCAATAACAGGCGTAATGCGATCTCCGTTGCCTCCGGCGACGGCACCCTCAAGGGCTGATTTTGCGGCTTCATAGTAGTCCTGCTCGTTGGCATTGATAGTTTGCTCGTGGGCATCGAGCATGATGGATTCAGTATCGATGCCCTGCGCACTCGCCATCTCAAGCAAGGCGCGCACTTCGGCCTTGGTGGCGTCTGATGCTGCATCGTACCCGCTGGATTCAAGCATGTCATCCGAGAATTCATCCGTAGCAGTAGATGGCGCGTCGTCCCACGGGTCTCCGCCCATCGCGGACTCCTCCTGCGCTGCAAGGTAGTCCTCAAACTGCGTGTCGGCCTCAGCCTGCGCGATGCGCTCGATGCCATCCGCGTTGAACTGCGGGCGGGTCAAACTGGTCTTGATGAGGTTCAGGGCGTCATTGATAACGGCACCTTCGCTCAGGTAACCGTCCTGAATCAGCAACTGCGTGGCCTGATCCATAGACAAGCCCCGTCCCCGCCCTGCGAACAAGGTACGGTTGCCAATGCGCGGGTTCCCGTCCACGCCAATATCGGATGCGGCCACGCGGTTCAACCCACCGGCTGCGGCGATGAAGGCGTGCGCCGGTATGGGCTCGCCCGCTGCGCTGGTGTTGGGTGTTGCCAGTCGCTTCGCCGCCTTCGCCTCGGCGGCCAGCTGGGCGGGCGTCTTTTCCGCCAAGGCAAAGCCGCCAGGCACGGGCACCACGCGCATCATGGGCTGTTGCTTCTTGGCATCGCCTGCGGCCTTGCGGGTCTTGAAAGGCTTTCCACCTTCGCTCAAAGGTGCCTGATCGCGTCCAATGCGAATGGGGCCGGGTGCTGCTGCGGGCGATTGCGCGGGAGTAACGGGCATCCGTGTGTCGCGCGCATCGATCTCTGCCACCACCTGGGCCAGGCGCTTTCCTTTTGAGTCGATGCCGAGCACCTTGGCTACGGGCTTCGCTCCCAGCATGCTGGTGCGCCAGTTCTTTGGGCGCTCTGCTGCTGGCGCTGACGGCGCCGCTCCTTGCGCTGCAGGCGCTGGCGGGCTTTGCGCTCCAGGGTTCGTAGGCGCGGGGCCATCGGTCAGTGCCCGAACTTCTGGTGCGCCAACAGCGGCTGGCGCGCTGGTGCCGCCGGTTGTGGGCTCTGCGGCTGGCGCTGCTGATGCTTCCGCTGGTTGCGGACTTGCTTGGACGGCTTGATCGGGCGAAGGCTCACGGGCTACTCCTGTGGTTTGAGGAACAGTTGCAGACCCAGCGGCTTCCACGGTGGTGGATCTGGCTGCGGGAAGGGCTGGGGTGGGAGAGGAAGCTGTTTGCGTGGGAGCTTGGGCATTTGGCGCTCCTGCGATGCGGGCAGCCATCCCGCTTTGCCGATCGGTCAAACGACGAGGGGTTTCAATGGCACTGTCCTCGATCACCCGGCCTTGCACGTCAATGACGTTGCTTTCGTTGGTGACGCCTGGGCCCGTGCGGCGGGGCTGCAGCTCCCGTCCCGTGGCACCCAGAAACTGCCCCTCCTGCGAAACCCCAGAGTCAATAGCCATCGCGGCCGCCTTCGACAGCGCGCCGTTCGATGGGTTGATGCCCATGCGCTCGCTGGGCGAGCGGGTGTCGATGCCCAGTGATCCGGTATCGAACTCCGGCGGCGGCATGTTCAGCCCCTGCCGCTCGGCAGCCGCCCCAAGGCTCGTTTCCCACTGAGGCGTGGCATCCCCTGGCTGGTAGTCCATCGTGGCGGCGCGAGCGCGCTCCACCTCTGCGGGGTCTTGCAGGCTCAGGCCGGAGGTGTCCACCTCCCGAGTGAAGTCCATGCCGGACCGAGGAACACCAGCACCAGGGGTGGTTTGCAGGTCAGGCGCTTCTGGTGGGGTGACTGCCTGCCCCGCTGGTGCATTCGGGTCTGCCGCTCCGGGCGAAGTGGTCAGCGCATTGGCGGCTTCGGCCTCGGCGGCAAGGCGCTCGGCAATCGTCTGCTGCTTGGCCCGCTTGTTCGCCCCGCCATCGCTCACATTGGCCCCAGCACCCATCACGGCGCCGGCCAGCGCGCCCTCCACGCCAGCTCGGGCAATGCCTTCAGTCAGAGGCTTGCCGTCGGCGTAGTTCTGCCACATCTGCTCCTGCACGGATTGAGGAAGCTCTTGCAGCACACCTTCCGAGACCATGCCGCTCAGGATGCGGCGCTTGGCCGACATGGGCACGTTGTCAGCCGCACGCACTGCGCCGTCCCGGCCAGCGTTGATGATTGCGGTTTCCGCTGTCTCCAAGCCGAATTTGTTGGCCACACGGCCGGCGCCGAAGCCAAGGGCAGTGGTTCCAAGACCAGCGCCAAGGGACGCGACCGCGTTCTTTTGCTGGTCATCGCCCTGGTACTGCTGCATCTGCTGGCCAGCGGTTACCGCGCCTTCGCCGATACCACCGGCCAACGGCGCCGCCAGCTTTTCACCAACGGTGCGCGCAAGCAGGCCAGGCGCTGCAGGCCCAACGCCGCCAGCCTTTGCCAGTGGCGTAGCCACACGGCCGACACCCATCAGCGCGCGACCTGCCAGCCCGCCAGCAACCATGCTGGGCACGGACTCCACCACCTGATTGGCCGTGTAGGCGGGGTTCTGCAGGTACGACAGCGCAATATCTCCAGCGCCCCCGTCTTTCCATGCCTTGTCGATGTTCGCCTTGCCCTCGTTGTAGCCGGGAGAGAACTTGGTTTCATCGGCCCACTTGCCCGGCTGGAACCCAGTGGCTTCGCCCAGGGCGTCGGCGGCCTTGGTTACTGGGCGCGCGCCTGCGGCCAATGCAAACGGCAAGTCGGCCAGGCCTGTGACCATGCCCGGCAGGCGTTGGGCGCCTACCTTGAGTGACTTGCCCAGGTCGGATGCGGTGCCGCCAGTTGGTTCAACCGGCTTGAAATCATCCCAGTTGACACCGGCAGAAGGCGCCGAGCCGGATGGTGGCGTCTGCGGGGTGGCTCCGACAGGGGTGAAGTCGGACCAATTGGTGGTGGTTTTGTCTGCCATCCACCCACTGTTCCCTTTTGGGAGCGTGGAGTCGAACCCTACTGGGGGTGCTGCTAGAGTGGAGGAAGGAGGATCCCACCAATGCCCAATCGCAACCTTGTTGCAGTCCTAATGTTGGCTGCGCTTTGTTTCGTCAACCTGGTGAACGCACAGGTGCACCGGTGCCAGGATGCCAGCGGAAAACTGGCCTATTCAGACAAGCCGTGCGCCCCCGGGCAGCAAGGAGCACAGATCGAACGGCAGAAAACCCGGGAGGAAATTTTCCAGGAGCGTGAAACGGCCTACAACGCTGAAATGCGCAAACAACAGCGCAACATGGTCGAGAGGCAACAAGAGCAGATGGAGCGCCAACGCGCACTGCAAAACATGCCAGCCGCCGCACCTCGGGACCCGGGCGCCGACTGGGCCGCACGTAAAACCCGCGAGAACGCAGCCACGTCAGCAGGCAGCATCACAAACAACGGCGGCCAGTGGGATCGCGCAGCAGAAGCTGAACGTGACCGCGTGCGACAGGAAGAAGCTCGGAAGCGCTCGGAGGCCTTGGCAAGAGAACAGGCCAGAGCTCAAGCTGAGGCAGATGCGATGCCCAAGCCAACCAGGATAACCAGCTGCATTGGCTACAACTGCTGGGATGACAAAGGCAATTCCTACAGCCGAGCGACAGGCAGCCAGAAGATCATGACTGGGCCAAATGGCCAGCAGTGCCAGTTGATTGGCTCAACAAAACAGTGGCAGTGCCAATAGCCATTGGCCTACCTTTGCAAGCCTCTGAGACGCAAAACAGCGGCTAGAAAAGCGACTTCCGCGTGCCTATGCAGGAACAGGCACACCGTTCCTGACCACGTAGGCCTTCCCATCCTTGCCAGTCAGTCTCTGGCCATCCGGGTATGGTGATTGGCCACTCTGCCCCTGCCCCACAACTTCGGTCTGCCCAGTGGCCTTGTTGTAGCGCACGATAGACCCCATGCTGGTGCTGCCATCGATGTTCTTGGTGGTCGGCGTGACCTGAACGCCCCACTCTGCAGGCTGCCCCTGGCCTTGCAACTCGCGCAACCGCTGCGCGAGGCTCTGACGCTTTGCACTGTCAGGCTCCGTAGCAATCTGTGACTGTAGAGCCTGAACAATGGTCTTGCTCCGGTTGTCGATACCCTGCGTCACAGCAGCCTGATTCACCTTCTGCTGCTCCAGCGCGATCTGCCCCAGGCTGCGAGTGTTGGCGCCCTGTTGCTGCATGCCTTCACGCTGAAGGTCTGCGTTCTCCCGCATTGCGGCAGCTGCCAGCCCCGGCTGCACCTGCTGCAGTGCCTGATCGTTTTTCAGCGCCGCCTGATAGGCAGCTACCTTCCCATCCTGGTCAGCCTGCCCCGTGACCTGGCCGCGCCAGTTGGTCGTGCTGCCACGGCTCCACTGGGGCGAGTTGGTAATGCTCGATGCCGATACCTCCATGTTCCGCAAATTATTGCGGGCCTGCCAGTCATTGGTCGAGTTGGGGACAACTGGTGTAACCATGCTGCCAGGCGCTGCAACCGGAGCTGCTGGGGCAAGGGCCCGACTCGCCATGCTGTCGGCCGCACCGGTGCTTTGGGAGCTGGTCTGACCTGTGGACAGCGGCGGAGTGGTGGCCATACCCATCTGAACAGTTGCTGGCTGCGGTGCCGACGCCGACATCGGCACTGGGGCGGGAGTTGGCGCGGCTGTCGCACTGGACGGCGGCGCGCTGCTTGCCGAATTGGCAGCATTCAGTGCTACCGCACCAGCAACGACTGGAGCATAGGGGGCGGCAGCCTGAGCTGCGCGGCCAACCAACCCAGCGGCTGGAGCCGATGCGCCAAGAGCCCGAGCGGCAAGTCCAGTACCCATGGCCACTGCGCCAGGGACACCGGCGACGCCTGGAATTGCGGACGCAAGGTTGCTCAGGTTGCGGCCCAGCTCGGTGTTCAGCGGGTTGTTCTGCGACCCATCGGCGGCAGGCGCCTTGGGGTAGCCGTCCTTCGGGATCTGGTCATAGAGATTGGCCATCGCTGTATTCCTTGTCAGGCGATAGGTCCAGGCACATGGCATCCGCCATCCCGCACCCATTGCTCGTTCCGTGCACTCGGCTTGCTGCCAAACTCGTCGGTGAATTTCTGCAACGCTACCGCTGCTTTGGCCCCATCCTGCATATCCGGGTCAGGCCGGCTGTACGCTCGGTAGAGCATCCACTCCACCAGCGCAGGATGGGTTTCAAGCCGAAGCTCTGGCTTGTCGTTGTCGTTGGCCAGCCTCTTGAGGGGCATGCGCAGCACGCGCAGCTTGATCTGGCCCGGCTGGGTAGGCGTGGGCCACAGGTGCAACCGCCCAGCAGACACTCCAGAGATCAGCCTTGATGGTCGAGCGGAGGTAGTGGCATTGCTCCACCCGGGCATGATCGCGTCCATCTGGTCCCCGCCGATCGCATCCACTGGGTAGCCATCCACAAAGGCCATCAGCACTTGAATGATCTTTGGATCGATGGGGACAGACTCGTCACCAGCCTCGTAGGCAATCGTGCAGAGAGGCGAAGCGGCGTCGCGGATCATCTGCCCACGGCGGCAGGCCTCGTCCTGGGCCTCGTTGGCGTAGCTCGTGAGAAGCTCGTCGGAGCAAAACGGCGGGTCAGCGTCATCAAGCGATTGCGCCCGATACGAGGCGATCAGCTCCTCGAGCGACATATCAACGCCCTGCCAGGATGGAGCGCAGCCAGGCAGCGCCTCGCGGGTTATCGTCGCGGTTGACCTGGAACGGGTAGCGCAGGCTATGCCGGTTGTGCAGCATGTTCATGCGCTCGCCCAGCCGGTCATCCACCGTTTGGTCGTAGCCGGTTTCTTTGGCGCGCGCCAGGCGCTCGACATACTTGCGCTTCACCACCATCGACACATCGCGCTTGAACATCTGTGTGATCCCGTTGACAGCCACGGGCACATAAGGTGTCTCATTGTCCTTGCCGCTAGACAGCACGGTAACCATCACTGGCTCGTTCATGAACGCTTCCAGCTCCAAGCCCTCCATCGTCACGGGTGCGTCGATGAGTTCGTCAGAGAGGCTCGACACGACACCAAACTCCATGGAGCCGGTGGCGCCCAGGTATTCATTCGTTGCGTCAACAGCGGGTTTTCTTGTCATGGGTCATCTCCAGAGTTAGCGCCCCAGCCGAAGCCGGGGCGCAGGCTTTAGCCGCGGGCTTCGTAGTGGCAGGTCTTGGAGGCCAGGATTGCCGCCAGGGTGGCGTTCTGCAGCACGCGGAAGCCCTTTTCGTCCACGGTGATGCCACCGTTGGCCGTTTCCAGGGTGCGAGTGCCGGCCGCTGCAGTCTTCATGCAGGTGTTGGGGTCCATGCCTTCGAACCACTCCACTTCCACGCGGTCGGTCAGATTCACCCAGCGGACGTAGCGAGGCTTGAAGCCTGTCAGCACGCGGGTGGAATCGGTTGCCGTGATGGCAGTTGCGTCGAAAACAATCTTGCCCTGCGCGATGGCGGGAGAGTCTTGCTTGTCGGAGTTGGTGCGGGTTTGGCCCGCTGTGTTGTCGGCCATGATGGTTCCTTAAGCGGTGGTGTTGAGGGTGATCGCTGTGGCCGTGGTGTCCGTGGCGATGGTGGCGTTGGCGTTGTAGTCCGCGCGCAGCTGGTTGAACTGCGTTGCGATGGCCTGCGTGTCGGCCTGCATGGACTGGAGAATCGCCAGCAGTTCACGCGCTTCGGCGGAACTCAGAGGGGCGGCGCCGATGCGCTGCGAGATCGAGGTGGGTGTGGGCATGGTGTGCTCCTAGATGACGGAGAGGGCCGAAGCCCTCCCCTGGTTATCAGGTCAGGCTGGACACACCGTTTTCAGCCACTGCCATCCAACCTTCGTTGAGCAGCACGCAGGACATGTAGAACTTGGCGCCCACATAGCCGCGCTGGCCCAGCGGATCGCTCTTGTCCTTCACACCCGGCTGGATGTAGGTCGGATCGATGGCATCCAGACCACGCAGCGCCACCTGGCCCCAGGCGTCTTCGCCCACCACGATGAACGGGTACACGTCCACGTTGGCGCCGCCCGTCGAGTACAGGCCGGTCGTGCCGACGGCCGCACCCGCATTGGGGTACGGGGCCAGCTCAGGCGACAGGATGAACCGGTAGTTCTCGCAAGAGCCGATCTCGTAGGGGCTGACCACCTTGCGCGTGCCGTACTCGGCCACATGCTTGAAGCCAGGCAGATCGCGCACATCCGATTCAGCATCGGTGGAAGCGAACACCAGATAGGCCGCTTCCACAGCCTGCGTGGAGATCTTCACGCCGGGCTCCAGGATGCCGGTCACGCGCTTGGCATGGTTGGCCTGGAGGTTGCGGCTGATCTTGCGCAGCTGGTTGAGAGTGATCTTGGAGTTCACGCTCGGGCGGGTCGAGCCGCCACCACCGTAGAACACGTTGGTGCAGGCCTTGAGCACGCCGTAGCGGATCATCTCGCGGACCAAAGCGATGCGTTCGCCGCACTGCTTCTTCATTTCATCGGGGACATCGTCCTCGTAGGTGTCTGCGGTCTGATCGGTCAGCTCGTAGAGGCAGCCATACTGCTTGAGCGTCACGTTGATGTCGTAGGGCACCAGGCTGTCAGCCGTGGGCGTCACGCCTTCAACCAGCTCATGGGCCACGGCGTCCACCGATGGGCGGTTGCGCGTGTTCCAGTCGGTGTTGGCCGCACCGTATGGCAGGTACATACGATGCGAGATCGTCTTGCTGCTGTTCTTGGGCATCATGCGCTGCTGGCCAGTGATACCAAAAACCTCGGCGGGCATGGCGTGCGCAAGGATGTCGCCCTTGAGCTTGCCAATGCGGGCTGCGGGATTGCCGCTGGTAAATGCTGTCATGTTTATCTCCGAGAAGCCGCGGCCTTCAGCGCAGCCTCAAAAGCTTCCATTTCCGTTGGTGCGCCTTGGGGGCGCGGCGCATTGCCGCTCGGGGTCATCGAACGCTGCAGGCGTTGCTGGCCCTTGGCCACCTTGTCGGCGGCCGCAGTGCGAGCGCTTGCCCACTGGTCGAATTTCCCCAGCACGGAGGCCATCGCATCGGCGGTCTTCGCCGTGTCGTACTCCTCCCGCACCTGTTCCCCCTGCGAAGCCAGCCACGTCGAAAACTCCGGTGCTGCCAGCTTCTCGCGCCACCCCTTGTGCATGCGATCCATCACGGCCATCTCAATGTCCAGCGGGTCTGGCCCGGCCTGCGCTGGCTGTGCATCCGCCTGGGCGGGTTGCTGCACATCAGCCGGTGGGGCTTCTTCCTGGCGTTGCTGCGGCGTGATGCCCAAAGCACGGACGTACTGAGCGACTTCCGGGTAGTCGGCTTCGAACTGCTTCAGCTCGGGCGGTAGCTCTTGCGCTGCTGGAGCGCGGCTAGCCGCTGGCGCAGGGGTTTGTTGGAGCCGACGATTCAGCTCACCGATATGCCCGTGCGCCTTGTCGATCTGGCGTTTCAAAGTCTCTACGTCAGCCGCATTGCCCAGCAGGCGCCGAAGCTCGCTTCGCTTGAGGCCATCGAGCAGTACCGGGTCCTCGTCCTCCGTCTTGGCTTCGCCCTTGTTTTCGGGCTCTGCCTCTCCGGGTTCGGGTGTCTCGGGCTGCTCGGTAGCTTCAGGCTGTGCAGATTCCGAAATCGGTTCGGGTGTCTGGCTTTCCACGGCCGGCGCTTCTTCTGCGCCAGTGGCGGTAGGCTCATCCCCAAGGGCCTCGGCAATGCTGCTTTCAAAAGCGGCCAGCTCCTGCTGCTGTTCGTCCATGCGTCATGCACTCCTAAATGCTTTTGCTGAGGCCGGGGTCAGTAACCACCAGCGTCAACGACGGGTGCCGGGGCCGGATTGGCCAGCGCCAGCAGTTCTTTCCAAGCCGCGATGCGCCCCCTGAGTTCAGCGGTGCGCACTGCGTCCATTGACGGGCTGTCGTTCTTCTCTCGCAGCGTGGCGATGCGGTCTTGAGCAAACTGCTCCGTCATGCGCCACGTTGGTGAGGTGAAATCCATGCCCTTCATGACTGGGCAGTGTTCCGGCGGGGTGATAGAGCGACAAACCCCATGGGGGGGGGAAGTCAATCAGCAGCCATCGTTTCAATGCCGTCACGCACTCCCGCTTCTGGGCTCTCCGGGTTCGCAGGCGTCATCGGATTGGTGTTGGCGATGGGCGGAACAGGCTCCAGCGCTGTCGGCGCCTGCGGGATGATTGGCGCAAGGTCCTGGTCCTTGAACCCCACGGAGCGCGCCAGGCCATCGGCCAGCGTGGCCACGGCTGGGTTCATGGAGATCGCCTGGCCTGTCTGCACGCCGCTGTAGAGCGTTTCCATGCCCACATTCGTTGCGTCTGCATCTGCCTTGCGCGCCTGCGACTCCAGCAGCTTTGCCTTTGCCAATACTGTCGGATCGGGCTGCTGGCGCTGCTTCTTTTGCATCTCGTCCAGCTGGAAGTTCTTGGGGTCCAGACGCTGGCCCTTGCACAGCTCGGCAAACAGCTTGGCGGGGTCGATCTCGTAGGCTGGATCACGGGCCAGGCCAACCATCTGCAACAGGAATTGCTGCTGTGCGTCACGCTCCACCAGGGCGGACGATGCGCGGACCTCGATCTCAAAGTCGCCCTTGATTGCCTCGTCGTCGCTGTAGGTCATCATCCAGTCGAAATAGCGCTGGATGTGTGGCCGGGTCACGTAGTCATCGAAGCGCTTGGCCAGGCGGCGCAGCACGCTGGTGGCGTTGTTGTTCTGCATCTGCATGCCGCCCAAGGTGTTGGGCGCATCGCCGCGGATGCCCTGGAGCATGGCTGGCATGCCGGTGGTGTCCTCGGCCATCTTCAGGCAGAAGTTGATGATGTTCATCAGCTCGACCTGGACGCTGGGGACCACAAACGCGGAGAATGCGGCGCGCACATCGGGGGCGTCAGCGCTTGCCTCCGCACGCCAGATCTTTCCTGGCCGCAGGCCCCATTGCCCATCCTCAGGGGTGACGCCGTTCCCGATAACGATCTGCGGCGCGGCCGACAACCCGGAGTTGTCCATCATGGCGCGCGTGGCTCCGTTGAGCATCCGCTGTGCCGTTCGAATCTGGCGGCTGATGCCCATGCCCCACGGCATACCTGGGCGGCGCTGCCACGCAAGGATGTCGTAGGGGAACTCACCGCTCTCGATGGGGCTTTCAACCGTCTTCACCAATCGGTCATTGATCATCACGGCCATGGTGGGTGTGCGGTCCTCGTCGCCCTCCTCCAGCTCCACGCCGATCTGCAGCAGGTGGTCGCGGGCACAATGGCCGTAGAAGATCCACATCTCGAACTCGTCATCGCTCGCCCGGTACACCGCCTCGGTGCCCTGCCGCGTGCGGGCTGGGCCTTCGCGCAGGACGGCCAGCAGCTCGGCGCGGTCGTAGCTCTCGTCAGCCAGCATGGCTTTGATCTGGCGCTTTCCTATGTACTCCCGCTCCCAGGTGTAGCTGCCGTGGTGCAGGTTCTCGCCGCAGGCCGGGTCGGGGAAGAAGTCCCATGGGTCGATGCGCTTGGAGCCTGGCTTGATGCTGTCCACCCGGACCACGGAGGTCATCCCGGTGATCTCGTCGCGCGAAACCATGCGGTCTGCCCGTTGGATGGGGAACGGCCCTTTGAGCACGCCGGAGCCGATGCGGGCGGCATCCTCAATCTGCTGGCGTACCTCTCCGTGCCAGTTGCTTTCGATCAGCGGGTCTTCAATGGCCTGCTGCATCTTGGAGGCGGCCTGTTTCGCCTTGGCCTGGTTTGCCTCGATCTGGGCCTGCGCCTCTGCCGGGTCGCTCATGCCCATGGACTGGGCCAGCATGGTGAGCTGCGACGTGCTCAGGCGCGGCAGCGGGGTGGGCTTGATCTCCCAGGCCCGGTCATCGGTAGGCAACAACATATCTGCCACCCGCGCGCTGGCTGCATCGGTGTATGGCCTGGTGATGTTCAGGAACACCACGGAACGCGAAGGGCCGTTGTTGGCCGGCGCCATTCCGGTCAGAGCGGCCTTGCGACTGCGGAAAAGCTGATTCGCGTTCTGATACGCCCGGTTGGCGTCGTCAATGCCCTGGTAGTGCTCCTCGTCCTCGGTCCATTCCTCCTCAATGCCTGAGCTGGCACGTCCGGCAATGGCCTCGGAGCGCTTGGAGAGCAGCGTCTGCACGAACACCGCGCGCATGTCGTTGTCCTGCTCGTCCTGGGCCTGCAGGCCCCCTTGGTTGTCGGTGGCTTGCATGTCAGTACCCTATTTCCTTATCGAGCGCGGACCATCCGCCGGTGCTGCGCGCAGGCATTGGCTTGGTGATGGCCTTGCGTTTCATCATCAGCGCGTAACGGCTGGCGCTCAGCAAGTCGTCCATCTCCTTGACCACCTTGCCATCCTTGCGGTGGTACAAGCGGAACTCCTGGAACCACTCGTCCAGGTTGGAGAACACCTTGAAGCGCCCGGTTTGCATGCGCTGCAGCATCTCCATCAGCCCGGCCTCGACCCCGTTGGAGCCGTCTTCGAAGGTCGCGCGGTCCCGGAGCATCTTCAAACCGGCGTTGGCGTACTGGACCGCAAGTTGTTCGCCGCTGCCCTTGTCGTGTTGCAGGCCGTCATGTGGCCATGCCGTGGGCACCCAATCACCCCAGGCCTTGATGGCGGTGGCGTGCATGATGGGAGTTGCTTCACGCGCCCGGTGGGCTCGGGCCACGTACCAACAATCGGCGTCGCGGTCCCAGGCACACTGCACGGCTGCAGTCGGGTGATCCCAGCCAAAGTCGATGCCATTGATGCGCGGCCAGAATGCGGGGATGGCGAACGGCTCTACCTTGATCGAGTCCTCTTCGACCGGAAAGATGCGGCCGCTGCCCAGAGAAGGGATGCCCTTGGCCCGGGCTTCGCGCTCATGGGCTGGCGAGCTGTCCCAGAGTTCTTTCTTGGTCTTGGCGTCCAGGTGGGGGACGTCGTCCCACCCAGCTGTGACCAGATAGCGCGTGGCGGTTACGGCGGGCATCAGTGCACCACCTTTTCCGTGCGGTCAGGCTGCAGGAACATCATCACGGTGCCGGTAGTCCCCTCCAGCGGCGTGAACGTGATGTAGACGATGCCATCAGTGGTTGCCGTACGAATGAGGCATTCGCTGTAGATCTCAAGAGGTGGCTCCTCGTCCAGCCAGATGCCGTGGCGCTCGGTGCCCTCAAAGCTGCCGCGCCCTTGCTGGTAGGACTTCAGGCCCAGTTCAGACCATCCACCGCTGGCGTGCTGGATGAGAACGGAGTCGGCCAGGTCGGCAACGCCCTGCTTCCACGAAATCTTGCCGATGGAGTCGCCGTACAGCAGGCCAGTACCGGAGAAGCCTTTGCTTGGGCCGACACCAGTGACTGGGCCAAAAAGCTTGCGCTGCACAATGTCACGGGTGGTTTCGTTGGTCTTGCCGGCTGCCCAGAACTGAACCGGATGGTCGAACCTACGGCCAGGCCACCAATCCGGGTAGCGCCCAGTAAGGTGCAGAGCTGTCTCGTAGCCGCCCATGCCCTCGGTCTTGCCTACGCGGTTCGCTGCCATGGCACACCGCTCGCGGTAGGTCGCCCCGGCCTTGAAGAACTCCATGTGTTTGGGGTACAACCCCCGGCGCAAGGGGCCTTCATCCGGATACATGGAATCGATCTTGCGGCGGGAAATCTCACGCTCGATCTCTGCCAGCATGGCGGAGCGCAACTTATCGTCCATTGAGGAGCTCCTCTTTCATCCGGTGGAGCTCAGCGGTCGTCAACGCAGCCAGAGGTGGGGCCTTTTGCTCGTTGTCCTTCTCGTACATGCCCAGGATCTTTGACGCCTGGTCGAGCGCTGCGTTCTTGTTGGCGATCTTGTACTTCTTGACGTGGCCGATCAGCACGCGGTCATCGCCATGGCCTTCCCACTCTTCCAGCACATCCAGGCCGACGATGCACGCGGCCGTGTCGTCATCCAGCTCCGTGACATCCTTCGGGCGGCCATCCGCGTGGAACATCTTGCGGGGGTCGAAAAAGGCGATTCGGGCAATCTCCCGCTGCACGCGGGCCTGCGTCAGCTCCATCGCGGCGAGGCGTTCGTCCTGACGCGCAGCGATTTCCGACTGCCTTGCCTCCAAAAGGGAAGCGATCTGTGGTTTTTTGAGGTTTTCCGCCCCAATCTTGTAGGCGGTTTTCGGGCTGTAACCCGCAGCCAGAGCGGCTTGCGTGGCATTTCCCGAAATCAGGTATTCAGCTACAAACTTCGCCTGTTTGGGTAGCAAACCATCGACGCGCGCGGTAGCTGCAGCACCCTTTTCGTATGCTGCGGAAGTCTTTTTGGTGGAACGGGCAGCTTTTGCTACCTTTTTTGGTGCCATGCCCTGGAGTCTTCCCAGGACAACGAGGGCGGTCGAACCCTACAGGGGCAGCGCTACTTGGGCCGTTGCGGCCTTGCGCACATCACGCAGTGATTGTTTGAGGGCTGCGTTCTCGTGGCGCAGGTCAGCCAGAGCGCTTTCAATAGCCTTGATCTTCTCGGCCATGGACATGCGCACTGCGTCCCCTGCAAGGTAACCACCAATCTCAGCCGCTTCCTGGGGAGTCACAGGCACCGAAAGCGACTCGCCGATTTCAAGCAGCTTCCATCCATCCGTGAGCGTGGTGAGCGAGATTTGCCGCTTCGGCGGGAACGCCTCCTCCAGCTCGTAGATGCCCTTGGACCGCCCGATGGCGTGAATGCGTCGTGCGTCCTTGAGCGTCTTCAAGGCATCGCTCAGGCGCTGTCGGCTGATCTCGCTCATCTCGTCGTAGATTGCATCCACCGTGAAGGTGCGGCCGTCACCCTGGGCGGCAACCGATTTCCCCACTGCCAGAACCCTATCTGCGAGGCGCTCGATTCTGTCTTGCGGCGGGGCAATGGCTTCTGGTGTGGTGTTGGTCATAGGCGTGGCTCCTCGTGCGGTCGGTTTCTTGGTTGTCTTCACTACTGAATTGATAGCTGCTGGCGCTTATTGGTCAATTGCCGCAAGCGGAAACGGGCACTTCTTCGGCCAGATGCCCATGGCATGAATCCGGCGCTGGGTGTCGGCCACCCATGCAGGCTCGATCAGGCGGCGGGCTTCCTTGCCGAACAGCGCGCCCTGGTCGAAGAGGCTGTGGCATCCGCGCTGGCCCGGACGGTCCGCGCACAGCGGGAACGTCTGCAGGTCGCAGGCCTTGGTGCCCATGCCCTTCCCTGTGTTGGCGTGCGCTGCCTGGCTGTGGCCCCAGATGCCGCAGTGTTTGCAGGGGAGCTGGGCCACCAGCCGCAGATACGCCTGGCTGCGGATGGGCAAGTCCTTCGGCGCTGCGGCGGGCGCGGCCACCACCGGCCGTGGCGCGCGGAAGGCCCCGGGTGTGACGGTGGGCATGGCGCGCACGCGGTCTCGGTCGCGCTGCTCGCGGCGGGGAGCGCGGGGGCGGAAGCCGGTGCGCTTCATTCGTTGAACCCCTGCAGGATCGTTTCGATCATCGTTATGCGGTCCACCGGCGACAGGTGGCGCCACAGCGTCTTGCCCGCGTGCTCGGTGCGCAGGAACTCCACTGAGTCGTTGTGGAACTGCTCCATGGCGCCCTGCTCCAGCTTGGCGTAGCTGGTGGAGTTGGGCACAGGGAACACGCCGCCCTTTGGGCCGGGATACCACTCGCAGTGCCCTGCCCCGACTTTCAGCCAGTCGCGGAATCCTGCGAAGTTCTCGAAGCGGTCCTGGCTCTCGAATACCGCCTGCTCCATGGCCATGTGCTTGCGGTGATACCAGCCCAGCCGGGCCTGGTTGGTCTTGAGCTCCACCATCTCGCCGGGCTCCAGGCGAAGGATGTTGTTCCAGAGGCGGCGCCACTGCTTCTTGCCGCGCTCGCCCAGGCCGTCCACGATGCCGAATATGACGCGGCGGGCCACGGCCTTGTCGGCCTCGGTGATCTGCACGGACTCCTGGCGCACCAGGGTGATTTCAGCCATGGCGTGCGCTCCGATATGGCCACGCCACCATGGCGGCGTCGCGGGTGTGTTCGTTGCTGGAGCCCGTCCAGCCGGTCAGGGCGGTGAAGCGCTCGGCGTTGACCTTGGCGCCCTTGCGGGTCGGGCTGATGCCGTGCGCTGGGATGTCGTACTTGGCGCAGACCGCCACGATCAGCTTGCACCATGCATCCACCTCGCCCACGTTGCGAGCCATCTTCAGGGCAGCTGCGCGGCTCTTGATCTGGCTCCAGACGTAGGACTCCAGGCGGGAATCCTCGAACACTACGCGGGCCGGGCGCGCGTTCTCGATGTGGGCGGCAATGTCCACCGGCTCTATGGTCGCCAGGTGCACCAGCTTGCCACCGGTGAAGGTGGCCACGCCGGTGTTGGCGCCGGGGTCGATTCCGAGAATCAGCATGCGGTGCGCCCTCCCCTTGCAAACCGCAGCTTGCCCACCGCGTTGCGCTCCAGCAGCCGGTGGCGCACCAAGCTGTCCATGTGGTTCTGGGCCGCGTTCAGCGACTTCCAGCCGAAGTGCTCGTTGATGCGGTGGATGGGCGGCAGCTGGTCGTTCTCCGCGAAGAACTCGCGGCAATAGGCCAGCACCGCGAGGGCTTTCTCTGTCGGCTCCTTGGCTGGGCCGCGCACGCCCTTGGCTTTTGGCTTGGCGTGGCCGCGCAGCTCTGCGGCGATGGCGTTGGCTTCGGTCATGTAGCTCATGCGCCACCACCAGCCACAGCAAGCTCACCCAGCACGCGCAGCGCGGCATTGACTGTCTCTTGCGAATGCTTGATGCCCGCGCGCACGTCATCGAGCACGTTCTTCGCGTCAACCTTCTGCTGCGCCAGCTGCTTGCGATGCTCTGTATCCTCTGCTCGGCGGATTGCTTCGCGGGTGCGTTCCTCGCGCTGGTTGGCTGCGCTGTCGGCCAGCGTCTTGCGCAGGACGGCCAGACGCTCGCGCACCTCGGGCGGCGCATCCTTGACTGGGACCACATTACCCGTCAGCAGTGCAACCGGGTTGAACACCGGGCTGAATGCCAGCGCTGGTGCGTGCTTGCTCGCTTCCTCGGCCGACAGGTAACCCAGGCTCACGGCACGCTCTACCGCCGGGGCGCGCAGCTCCTGATCCCAGCCCACCGATACCGTCACGGCGGGCGTGCGGCGTTCCTCGCGGGCTGTGCGGCACAGGCGCTCGTAGGAGGAAATGAAGGCCATGCGTGCGCCCACCATGTCGCCCCGGGCCCCCAGGTCGCGCGCCACGCCCCAGGCCTCCTGCATTTCGCTTGTCCAGACGATGGTGTTGCGCTCATCGAGGGCGGTCACGGCGATGGCCCATGCCTCATTCGCTGCGGGCCGTCCCATCACCTCGTCGATGCGGTCCAGCACGGCCTTGGGGGTCAGCTTTCCGGTGTGCTCGGTGCGCACACGGGACAGGGCCTTGGCCAGCACATCACGGGGGTAGGCGCTCAGGTCGTCAGCCAGCAGCGCGGCAGCATTTGGCTTGATCTCATGGCCCAGCAGCTCGGCCGTGGCGGCAATCTGGCCCACCAGCCAGGTCAGGTCTTGGTCATTCATGCGGGTGCTCCTTGCCGGCGCTGGCGCAGGATGGCCATGGCCTCCGTCGCAACGTCGGCGTTCGATTGGGTCTGGTCGATTTGCTTGGCACGGGTGCCCGTCATCGCTGAACCTGCAGCCCATTGCGTGCGGTATCCCTCGGCGCCCGACAGCAGCAGGCCCACGTCGTGCACCTTGCGGACCACAAAGGCGTCGTTGACGCGGGCCACGTAGAACTCAGCCACGGCTGGCGATTCGTCGTGCCCAATGCGCTGCACGAACTGCTTTACCTTGGCGTTCACCGACTGGTTGCGCACCGGCTTGGCGCCGTAACGGACCTCGTAGGCGGCGCTGTATGCCGCCCAGGTGGACCGGCACGCTGCCTGCAGCGCTGTCTCGGCGTCATCCACTAGCTCGGCCTTGACCTTCACGGCGGTCGGCGCAGCCGGCCGGGAAATGGTCTGTTCAGTGGTCTGTTCTATGGTCTGTTCTTTGCCCCTAGCCGAATCGGCTACGGGTGGGGTAGCCTGTTCGGCTACGGCCCCCCTAGCCTGTTCGGCTACCGTAGCCGCATCGGCTACCGTAGTCTGTTCGGCTACTGTTGTAGGGCCAACAACCGTAGCCGATTGGGCTACCGTAGTCGCAGGGGCAACCGTAGCCGATTGGGCTACGGTTGTTACAGTGATTCCAGGGTTGCAAAGGGTATAGCGGCTGGCCTTCGAGTGCCCACCGGAACCCACCTTGAGCAGCCATCCCAGCGTCACCAGAGCGGTCGTAGCGGCGCTGATGTTGGAAGGGTGCATACCCGTGCGCTCCGCAATGGCTGCGCGTGAGGGCCACACCGTATCCGTGGTGCGGCTGCGGAACGAAAACAACGCGATCAACACGCGCGTTTGCTCCAGCGTCAGCCGCTTGTCCTGGATGACTTCCATGGGAACCAGCGAGAACTGGCCTTCGGTCATAGCGATGCCCCACGGGCGTACACGCGCCCGCCTGCTGTGCCGTGGCCCTTGACGCGGGGGGCGTACCCCACGGGGGCAATCAAGCCCTCACGGATGGCCTTGGCAAACACTGCGCCGAATGCGCGGTCATCGCGCGGCCGGATGCCGGCCACCTTCGCGGCGTTCACGATGTCCTCGCCACGGAATTGCGTGCCGCTGGGGGCGGACAGCATCGTGCGGCGGATGTGCTCCAGCGCATGTTCTGAAAACCCCGGCGCATCCTGGTCGGCTCGTTCGGCAGCCTTGTTTGCAGCCTCTTCGCCAAGCTTGCGCGCCATGCGGATGCGCGTGATAAACGGGATGGGCATGGATGCCATCGGACGAGATGATTCAGCCATGTGATGCACCTCCACTGCTGCCCGCACGCGCCTTCTTCGCCAAAGTGGCGGCGCTGGCCGGGCGCTTCTCCAGGGTGATGCCGCCCTTGGTTTTGCGCTCCAGGCTCACCGTGCGGCGGCCTGTTCGGTCAAACGCTATGGGGGCGGGCACTGGGCCGCTTGCTGGCGCCTTGCTGGTGTTGGTCTTGCGCGGGGGCTGCGCGGGAATGTCGAGGTCCGGGCCGCGCGGGCGGACCAGGGTGAAGGCGTTTTCAGCCATGCTGCAGGCCCTCCGATTCCAGAGAGTCCGGATTGCATGGAACGAGCTTCAAAACGAGACTCGCTTCATGCCACTTCTTCGCAGCCCACTCCTTCAAGATTTCGTTCACCACCTCGTTGCGGCTGGCCTTCGCACCGGCGCGCGCCATCCAGTGGGCATCGATCACGCCCATGATCTCCTTGGGAATATCGACGCGGAGTTCTGTGGTCGGGCGGTCGTCATTTCGAGCCCGCGCGAACATGGGCAGGTCGTTATTGCTGTCGTTGTTGTGGCTCATGCGGTCCTCTGTTCAGAAGCTCTCGCGCGCGGTCAGGCCGCTGGAGAAAATGGCTTGGTCGGGGCGCCCAAATTCAGCGCGGCTGTGATGCGCTCGCAAGCGCGGCGCATGCGGGGTGTGTGATGGGTGCCCGCCCTCTTCCGGCTCAAAATGGCAGCTCTCACACAACCACTGCCGGAAGGGACGGACAAAATGGAACCCAAGGACGAGCAGCGACTTGCTGCGCTCGAACAGAAAGTCGCGACGCTGGAAACAGAGTCCGCGGCGCTGCAGATAGCACTGGTGGCGCTCATCGGCACACACTCCGATCCGACGCGGTTCCACCTGTCAATGACGCGCCTGTTGGAATCAGCACCCACGCAACCAGGGCAAGGACCGCTGCAATTCCTATCGCCGCAACAGCGCGACGCAGTACGGGATTTGGTGGAGTCTTGGGGGACGATTCCTGCCCAAAAGCCTCGCTGAACCATTCCTGCGAGTTGGACCACTTGGCGCGGATGATTTCTGCGGTGGTGGCCGCAGTACCTGGCGTGCGGTCAGCCATGGGCGGCCTCCTTGGCTTCGGTGGCGGCGCCCAGCTCGGGCCAAATCAGGTGCCAGTCGTCGGGGCGCAGGTCGCGGCGGGTGACAGCGCCGTTGGTGGCGCGCTCTATGGCAACGCAGGTTGCGGCATCAGGAATAGTCCCCCGTGCGCGCCAGTTGCTCACCACCGGCTGGCCAACGCCAATAGCAGCGGCCAGCTTTCCTACCCCACCAAGGCTGTCGATTGCGGCTTGAAGTGCATTCATGGCCGCAATCATCACTCAAGTGATTGAAACAGTCAACACCAAAGTGATTCACAGCGGTGATGAAATGACCAGCATGGAAACCATTGGTCAACGCCTCAAGCGATTACGGGAAAGCCGTGGTCTATCCCAGGGTGCTCTTGCCTCGCAGGCTGGGCTCAAGAGCCAAGGCACAATCGGAAACATCGAACGGGAAACACGCGGGTATGGCGATAGCGTCGTGGACATCGCGCGAGTGCTTGGTGTTTCGCCGGACTACTTGCGCTGCAATGATTCTGGCGAAACGGGCGCTGTCTCAGCCGTTACCACCCTCGCCCCCTCACCATCGCCAGGTGTCCCCGTGGTTCATGTCCCCCTGCTGGCCAACGCTGGCAGCATGGGCCCGGGCACTGACATCCAGCACGACGACATCCTGGTGGGCCAGATCGCACTGTCAGAGCAGTGGGTATCGCGGCGCCTGCAGCCAACGAACCTGAACGCCCTTCGGTTCATCCATGCCTACGGCGACAGCATGAGCCCGACCTTTGAGGACGGCGACATTCTTTTGGTGGACACAGGGATCAAAGATCCCAAAATCATCGATGGCGTCTACGTCATGGCTGCCAATGACCGCGTTTACATCAAGCGCGTGCGCCAGAGAATGGATGGCGTGGTGGAGATTAGTAGCGACAACGCCACTGTAAAAACGGTGGACGTGCTGAATGGTGACCACCGGATCGACATCCTGGGCCGCGTGGTGTGGTGCTGGAATGGGCGGAAGCTTTAGAACTGCTGCCTAGGGTGGCGGCAAAAAAGGGGAGATTGATGAGAAAAATAATCGCTGCGATTGCGCTTATCTTGGCAACCCTTCCAAAGGTTTCTTCCGCTGATGAGGTGTCTGTTCAAGGCGGGTATGTTGTGGCGTCGCGTTTCATGGAGTGGAGCGACGCACAAAGACTCACGTACGTAATGGGAACTGTGGACGGGATTCGAGCGGCGGCGGTCTTGGATGCATCCGGAAATCGTTATCAGAAGACCTTGAAATGCTTCAGCGGGATGAATGGCAATCAAATACTGGCTATTACAGATAAATGGTTGAATAACAACCCGGAGCAATGGAATATGGCCGTGAATCATGTTTTTATTTCCATGATGTATAAAACGTGCAATCTATAAACGGCGCAAAGCGTTTAATCGCCGCCGTCCTTTGCATCGTCATTGGCACCTGCCTGGCAGCTCCAAGACAAGCCGACGCCCTAACTCAACGCGACCGCGCCCAGGTGCGGGCATTCCGCGCCGAGAACCCATGTCCCGCCACCGGCCGCACGCGCGGGGCCTGCCCGGGATACCACGTTGACCACATCGCGCCTCTGTGCGCTGGCGGGGCCGACAGGCCCGAGAACATGCAGTGGATCACTCGGGAAGACCACCGGTTCAAGACGCTGGTGGATGTGAGAGAGTGTAGGAAGCTACGGAAATAGAACAAGGAGAGAGGGATGACTAGTAAACCTAGGCAGCCATCCAGACGAGGCAAATGGTCTTACCAACTGCGCGTGATGGGCATGAAGCCGTCGAACATTCCGATGGATCGGCTCGGCCTGTACATGCACGAGTTCGCGGCTCTCATGGGGACGGAGAACTCGCCTGTTTTCAACGGTCTGAAAAGTGCCAGTGTTGGTGTGCTCGCGGTCGTTCCAGAGATGAGGGCACACCATGTACAGGCCCGATTGGTGCAGGCCAGAAACGACCCGAGTAGTAGACCGGGAAGACACGCCGCAAAGTTACAAGATATGGTCGATGCGGATGGCGTACCCGGTGCTGAGATAAGGGATCGGTTCGATAATGTGATCTACATTTTTCCACGCAGGATCATGGAAACCTTCGCAACTCCAACCATAACGCAGTCGAGCACCGTCGACGGCGTGGTTACGGGTATTGTCGGAGCGGACGACACCATGCATCTTCATCTGCGCGACTGGGCCGACAGAGACATAAAGATCATTGTTCGAGACGTGAACATGGCTCGCGATCTTCTCGCGCACTTTCGCAAAGGTACTGTTCGCGTGACAGTGGAAGGACTTTGGAAACGCACGGACATTGGCTGGGTCCCAGAAAACAACCGCTGCACAGCCAAGGCCTTTGTAGTCCTACAAGAAGACCCGATTGACGTGATCATGGATCGGTTTGCTGCCGTTCCAGGTAACGGTTGGAAAAGAATGAAGGACCCAATGGGCTTCTTGAAAGAGCTTCGCGGGGCTGACGAATGAGTGCCGTTTTTGCTCAAAGCGCACCCAGCCGGGTTCTGGTGGATGCAAACTTTCTCGTTGCGCTTTTGAGTGCCGACGAGAAAGAGGACGCCGGCGCGAAAGCGCGCTATCTGGTCAAACTCTTATCTCAACGCAAAGGGACCTTGATTGTTCCAACCCCTGTGATTGCGGAGTATTTGGTGGGGGCTGATGAAGCCGGCATCAACTCTCTGAACGTGTTTGAGCGGCAAGCACACATCGCGCTCGCTGTTTTCGACAGAACTGCGGCGTTTGAATGCGCGATGCTTGATAGAGCTGCAATACTGGGGCCTAACGGTGACAAGAAGGACGGTTCCGAAGAGCCATGGCAAAAAATCAAGGTTGATCGGCAAGTCGTTGCGATCGGGAAAGTCCATGGCGCTCAGCTGGCGATCAGCCAAGACAAAGGGGTGCGTACAGCGGCGCTGCGTTCAGGGATGCAAGCCTGCACCATTGAAGACCTGCCATTTGATCCAGACGAAGCTCAAAAGGAACTTGCCCTCCCTGAGCCAAAATCGAAAACTAAAAAATCTGGAAAACCCAAGGAATAAGGCATTCTCAGCAATCTGAGATCCTTGCCATAGCCACCTCTGGGTGGCTTTTTCATGCCCACTCGCCCGACTCGGGCGTTACCCCTAGCGGCCGCGATGTACTGTAAATTTCCACAGTACAACCATGCCCCTCCAAATCTCCCACCCCGTCAAGGCCACCATCCTGATGCTCTATTGCAAGGGCGGGCGGCGGCCGTTCGCCAGCAAGATGCATGAGTGCAGCGGGGATCTGACCGTTGTGCGCCTGGAGGGCCGATTCGGCACTGTGCCAGCTCTGCACTTGGCCAGCTACGAGCCCCAGCGCCTGTTCGAGCCGCGCATCGTGGACATGGTGTCCGGGGCCCTGGAAGTCCACGGCCTTGAAAAGACGCCCGAGGGTGACTGGGTGGCCCAGGCCTGGAGGCTGAGGTTCGGGGACTGAGCCGCACGACGCGGCGCCGTCTGACACGCAGCTGCCCGGGACCGTCCTACTATTTCCCTGCCGCTAGCCGCTTGCGGCATCCCCTCCCCTCGCTGCAAGAGCGGGGTTCAAGCCCACCCACTGAGGTGGGCTTTTTTTCGCCTGTGCGGCCCAGCAAAAGAAAGGCCCTCTCGGGCTACGATGGAAGTTCCTCAACAACCATCCCGAGAGGGCCTGAAATGCATATCCGCGGAATCAATGAAATTTACACAAAAGGCGCAAACGAGGTTGCCTTTGATCTCTCGGAGCACCCCGATGCGACGGTGATGTCTCGGGTCAAGCTCGCCGATGGCGTCAATGCGAGGGCGGTTGATGGCGTTCTGATTTTGAAAACAGAGTACGAACCGCTTCCCTTGAAATCGACGCACGTAGATGCTTTCGTGGACGCATATCACCGGGCAGAGGGAGAGCTGAGAGGGGCGGAAAGAAAGGCGGAGGCGGAACGACGCGCCATGCTCGGCCGCATCTCGCAATCGCTCAACCTCCCACTGACCAGTCAGGCAACGGAAGACGACTGAGACTCCTCTTTGACACGAGCAATGCAAGCCTCCAATACGGGGTCATTTGAGCCCGACAAAGGAAGTTCCAGGCTCTCTGAGATACCAACCAACATGCGTGCGCGCTCCATCAGGGATTGGTTTTTCTCCACCCCCTGCTGATCTACTGCGTCTTCCATATCAACCCTTCCAACCGCCCTAGAGGCGGTTTTTTCTTACCCGCCCGGATTGGGCGTGAGGGCAGTGTAGCGAAATTTCGCGCTTTCATCACTTAAGTGTTGACAAGAACAATCACTTCTGTGATTATTCACCCATCGCAGCAAAACGCAGCGACAGGGTGAGCGGATCGGCGGTCACCACGAATGAGTTCCTTAAAAACTGAGGGTGATGTGATGGGCGGCAGTACGGATGGACGTGCGGCTCCAACAGGCGAAAGCCGATGACGGGGCTGAAGCCGGAATCAAGCCCGGCCCGCCCAACACATCACCCTCCCCATAGAGCAGAGCAATAGCCGCGCGCAGTGGTCAACAGCGCGCAGCGCGGGAAACCGTCTCCAGTCCCCGAAGTGGGTAAACGGAGTAAGCGAAGGCGCCGCGAGGTGCCGACGACGCGGCAGGGCACACCGCGTGAGACCAAAGAGCCGCCCTACCCGGTGCGGGCGACAGCACCTCAACCACCAGGCAGCCCAGCGCTGCGAAGGAGAACACATGACCCCCAACTGAGCCGGACAACCCGGCCGCACAGCACAAGCACGCGAAAGCCGCGCGACAGACGGCATGGGATTCAAGTTGGCCGATGGCTGCGGGAGTGCCCACCCCGCGATAGCCAGGAGACGCCGCCACAACGCACACGCAGCCTCAGAGCGTAATAGCTTGGGCCAGACCCTTCCCGCAGTGGAGCCGGATTGAGTAACCGGCGATGCCCTCGAAAGAGGGCCATCACATCAGCGTCACGAGCTGGCACTGATGTGATGGTCAGCGCAGGCGCCCGTTGCCTTGGAGTGGCGCGGGCCGAAAGTACGGCAGTGAACAGGCAGCGTATCTGCCTCGGGTTTGTATCCCTGCGGGCCTGTGTTCGACCATCAACTATTACGGGCAAAAGCCACTTCGCAAAACTTTGGACGGTGCTGCGATTCCCCCCGGCAAGTAGCCCACCCTCTCCCTCCCCTCCTGCCTTGCGCAGGGGTTCGCCCACCTCGCGTGGGCTTTTTTATTCGGAGTTCCCATGGCCCGCAAGTATTCCTGCACCGAGGAACGATTCCTCAAAGACGCTGCAGCCCACCAGATGGAACTGCTGCGCGATGACGGCGTGAACCGCCATTTGCGATTCAAGAATCCCGAATCGAACGCCTACTGGTTCGACATCATCACTTGGCCCGGAACGCTGTGCGTTGACGGCGACATGGGCACCTTCGTGTTCCGGCGCCTGCACGACATGTTCGTGTTCTTCCGCACGGATCAGGAGCACTACGACCGCACTGGCCGCGCGGACCAACTGGCGATCAACCCCAGCTACTGGGACGAAAAGCTGCGCGCCCCAGCGCCACGCGATGCCCAGGAATACTGCGCAGACAGCTTCCGCCAGCACGTCCAAGAGGCGTTCGATAGCTGGAAGGAGAGCAATCAGCCCGACGACGACGAATGGACCACCGATGCCGACCGCCGCCAATTTGAAGAGCAGCGGGATGCGCTCTGGGCCGCGCTGAAAGATGAGGTGCTCGCGCTTGCCGATGACGGCTCGATTCGCGCCTACGACGCGGCCCGCGACTTCCGTTGCGATGAGGTGCCGGGGTTCAACCTGGAGGACTGCTGGGAGTGGGACTGCCGCGTCTTCAAGTTTGATTTCCTGTGGAACTGCTACGCCATCGCGTGGGGCATCAAGGCCTACGACAAGGCGAAGCAGTCAGCAATAGCCACCTAACCACTAGCCCTCCCCGAGAGGGTTTTTTTACGCCCAGGAGGCGCAATGCAAAACGTACACCCCACTGTGCAGCCGCTGCTGCGCATCCCTGGCGCACCGCCGCCAATCTCCCCGCAAGAGCAGCAGCGCCTGCGCAATCAGGCCTGGGCAGAGGTGGCAGCCATCGAGGCCAGCGACGGCCGCTACCACCGCGCTCTCTGCGATCAGGTCCAGCACAACGCGTACATGGGGTGGCGGTCGTGAGCAATACCGCAAAGCTCCATGCAGCCAGATTGTTCGCAGACGCGGCGCGGCCTTCCGCTCTGCAGATATTGGCATCACGACTGCCACCAGCGCCACCAGCACAGCCCTCGCCATACGAGCAGATCGTCCCGCCAGAGTTGGCGCACGAAATGGCTCTGATCGATGCCTACGCGGCCAACGCCGAGGAATACGGCCACACATCCGAGCGCACGCTGGAGTCGCTGAAAGAGCTTGTGGCCCACCTGCTGACGCTCAAAAACAAAGGTGGTGCAGCGTGATTGACCCAATCAACGCCCCGCACTTCACCAGCGCCCGCCTCAGTGCCCTGGCCCTGTCTGCAGCAGCCCAGGCTGACACCAAGCGCCGCAACGACGAGGCCGCCCGCGCGGCTGCACTCCGGGCAGAGGCTGCCGCCATTGGCGCGGAGCTGGACCCCGAGGCTCTTGAACAAGGAGAACCGCTATGAGCAGAAGCGGATACACCGACGACTACGGCGACGACGATCCCCTGGCCATGGGCCGCTGGCGCGCCGCTGTGAACAGCGCCCTCAACGGCAAGCGCGGCCAAGCAGCGCTGCGCGAGGTGCTGGCCGCGCTGGATGCCATGCAGGAGAAAGCGCTGATTGGCGAGTCCCTGGTTACAGCAGATGGCGACTACTGCACGCTGGGCGTGTTGGGTGCCAAGCGCGGCCTGGACATGACCACCGTTGACCCGGAGGACTGGGACGCCGTGGCCGCCCTTTTTGGCATTGCTCCCGCGATGGTCCGTGAAATCGTCTGGGAGAACGATGAGGGCACCAGTACCTACGAGTACGTGGACGTGGTGATCTGCGGTCCCATGCCGCCCCACCACTTCAAACCCTATGGCTACAAGTACCACGAGCGAACCGTGCGCGTGGAAATCGACCCCGCCATCGTTGCCCAGCGCCGCTGGCAGCGCATGCGCAACTGGGTTGCTTCACACATCAAGCAGCCCGCTGGAGAACCCACATGAAAGTAGTGATCGTCTGGACCTTGGGCCCGCTGATCGCCTTCGGCATGGCCGCAGTAGCGGGCACCACCTACGAGGACCGCGCACAGCTCGCAGCACCCCAGCTGCAGCAGGCCCAGCACTCCCCTGACCACGGAGCGCGCCGTGCCTGCGAAGGCAAGCCGTTTGAGTGGCAGGGGGATGTGCTGGTTTGCTTCAAGGAGCAGCCGTGAAAGAGCGCCCCATCCTTTTCAGCGGGCCCATGGTCCGCGCGCTGCGGGATGGCAGCAAGACGCAGACGCGGCGCGTCGTGAAGCCACAACCGACGCACTTCAACCCAGTAGGCGTGCCGCGACGTGTCGTGCCGACGGGAGGCCCGAGTGACGTGATTCGCTGCCCCTACGGCCAACCCGGCGACCGGCTTGCAGTGCGTGAAACCTTCTACGCCTGGGGGCGCTGGGAGACACGCTACAGCGCAAAGAAGGGCCGCGACGAGTGGCACTTTGTGGACATGACGCTGGAGTGCGGTCGAAGCTATGCCTACGACACGGACGAAGACACTCCGATGATCGTGACGCGGCGCAGCACCGTGGTGCCCTTGTGGTGGCGACGCCCAGCGATCTTCATGCCCCGCGCCGCCAGCCGCATCACCCTGGAAATCACAAGCGTGCGCGTGGAGCGCCTGCAGGACATCAGCGAGGCGGATGCGAAGGCCGAGGGGGTTGCCCTAAAGAACAGCCCCGCAGCGTTCCTAACGAGCTACGTCCGGGGATTCCGTGACCTCTGGGAATCCATCAACGGCTCATCCAGCTGGACCGCCAACCCCTGGGTATGGGTGATCGAGTTCCGGAGGCTGCCATGAACCGCCTGCGCGACTTCGCGATGCTCTACCGCATCTACCGCCAGTGCAACGGACCCATCCGCGCGCTGCGCATGGCGTGGCTGGTGGCGAGGGATTGATGCCATGGACTGCCCCACCGGAAAGTCAGTCATCACCAGCTACGAGCTGGCCGAGAAAGCGCGCAAGCGCTCCAACAAGAAACACGGCAAGCCCATGAGCACCTACCGCTGCGAGTTCTGCGGAGCGCTCCACCTGGGTGAGCCCAACCGGCCAAAGAGGCCGATCAAGACCATCCGAAACAACCACCGAATGAGGTTCACATGAACAACGCACTGACGCAGCCCCCCGCCCAGGCCCTGCCTGTCACCATGGGTTTCAACGACCTGCAGAGCTTCGAGTTCCTGCAGCGCACGGCCAAGGCCTTCTCCAACAGCACCATGGTGCCCACGGCGTACCAGTCGATGGTCACGAAGGGCTACGGCGAGCGCGCCACGGTCGAGCCCAACCCCGCCGCGCTCTCCAATTGCATGATCGCCCTGGACATGGCCCAGCGCATGAACGCCAACCCGCTGATGATCATGCAGAACCTGCACATCATCGAGGGGCGCCCGAGCTGGTCGAGCCAGTTCATCATCGCGGCCATCAACAACTGCGGCAAGTTCAGCCCGCTGCGTTTCGATCTGCAGTGGCTGGACGAGATCGACGCCACCTATTCCACCTTCGAGTGGGAGGACCGCAAGAAGGTCGAGAAAAAGCACAAGGTCCGCATCAAAAACGCGCGCTGCGTGGCCTGGGCCATTGAAAAGGCCACCGGCGAGCGCCTGGAATCCGCCCCTGTCACCATGGAAATGGCGGTCAATGAAGGCTGGTTCGGCAAGAACGGCAGCAAGTGGAAGTCCATGCCCGACCTGATGATGCGCTACCGCAGCGCGGCATTCTTCGGCCGGATCTACGCGCCCGAGCTGCTGATGGGCCTACCCACCGCCGAGGAAGTGCACGACGTGTTCAGCGTTGACGCTGATGGCACGGTCACATCGGGCGGTAAGCAGTCGGTGCCACGCTCCACCGGCGATATTGACCCGGCGACCGGCGAGTTGCGCACCGCAGAGCTGCCCGCACTGTCCCCCGAGGAATTCACCAAGCAGCTGGCAGGCTGGCGCACAGCAATCGCCGCTGGCAAGGCGACTGCAGACGGAATCATCGGCAAGGCCAAGACCAAGCACACGCTGACGCAGGAGCAGATCGATGCCATCCGCGCGCCCATCGCCGCACCCGTGACCGATGTGGTTCCGAAGGAAACACCAGCCAGCGATGAGGCACCCGAACCCATCGCGGAAAAGACGCTGGGCGACCGGATGCACGCCGCCACGACGCTGGACGCGCTGTACGAGGCGGCTGACCTGATCGGACAGGTTGCCGACCCCGAGGCCCGCACCCGGCTGACCCAGTTCTTTGAAGAACGCAAGTTCGCTCTGGAAGCCGCATAACCGGCGATTTTCGCTACGTAATTAATAGCTGCTAGCGCTTATTTAATAAGCGCTAGGCGCCAATTTCATAGGATTTTCCATGATTACCCATGACCTGAAACAAGGCACGCCCGAGTGGCACGCCTACCGTAGTGCCCACGACAACGCCAGCGATGCCCCGGCAATGATGGGCTGCAGCCCCTACAAGACCCGCGAGCAGCTGCTGGCCGAGTACGCCACGGGCATCCGCCCCGAGGTGGACGCTGCCACCCAGCGCCGTTTCGATGCTGGCCACCGCTTCGAGGCATTGGCCCGGCCTCTGGCCGAAAAGATCATCGGTGAGGATCTTTACCCCTGCACTGGCTCTGTCGAAGGCTCGCGCCTGTCGGCCAGCTTCGACGGCCTCACGATGCTGGAAACCAGTGGCTACGAACATAAGACGCTCAACGAGCGCCTGCGCGCGGTGCTGTCGGTGCCCGGTTGCACCGGGGCCGATCTGCCGATGGAGTACCAGATCCAGCAGGAGCAGCAATGCGCGGTGGCCGACCAGTGCGAGCGCATCTTGTTCATGGCCAGCGCCTGGGACCGCGACGACCAGCTGATTGAAGAAATGCACTGCTGGTACAAGCCCAATCTGCAGCTGCGCGCCCGCATCCTGGCTGGGTGGGAGCAGTTTCACAAGGATGTGGCCGCCTGGGTGCCGCCCGAAGCCGCGCCCGCCCCCGCCGTGAAGAAAGTCGTGGCCAGCCTGCCGGTGGTGTTCGACATGCGCGTGGAGGGCAAGCTGGTCGCCTGCAACCTGGAGCAGTACAAGCCTGCCGCGCTGGCCTACATCGCAGCCATCAATACCGAGCTGGCCACCGACCAGGATTTTGCAGACGCCGACGCTGACGCGAAGTTTTGCCGCGACTCCGCCGACAAGCTGGAGCTGGCGATAGAGCAGGCCTTGGGCCAGATGGGCGACATCAACACCGCGCTCAACACCGTGCGCGAGATTGCCGCCGCATTCGACGCCAAGGGCCTAGCGCTGGAAAAACTGGTCAAGGCGCGCAAAGACGACATCAAGCTGGCCGAGGTGCAGCGCGGGCAGAAAGAGCTGGCTGGACACATTGCCGCGCTGAATGCAGCGATGCCAGCCGCCTACATGCCCACCGTGCCCGCCGACTTCGGTGCAGCGGTGAAGAACAAGCGCACCGTGGACAGTCTGCGCAGCGCCGTGAACGACGAACTGGCCCGCGCCAAGATCGCCGCCAGCGAGATCGCAAACCGCATCCACGCCAACGTCAAGACGCTGCAGGCCAGCGGTCTGGTGGTGCACGACGCCGCTGCTCTGGTGCTCAAGGCTCCAGACGACTTGGCCGCGATCATCGCCAACCGGGTGACGGCAGAGCGGGAGCGCCAGGAAGCCGACCGAGAGCGCATCCGCAAGGAGGAAGCAGACCGCGCCGACCGTGAGGCGCGCGAGAAGCTGGCCGCCGATGAACGCGCCGCGCAAGCTGCCATCACCCAGGCAGCGAAGGCGGAAACGCTGCACCCAGCGGTGGCCGCCGACCTGGGCACCCTGGTGCGCGAGCAGCACGCAGAGGCCGTGGCCACACTGGACGCCCAGCAAGTGATCGGGACCGCGCAGCGCATGGCAGCCGCTCCGGCTGCCGCGCCTGCAGTACCAGCAGCACCGGCAAAGCGCACCGGCCCTCCGACCCTGAACATAGGGACGATCAAGGAGCGCCTGGCCCACATGACCGTGACGGCGGAAAACCTGCGCGCCCTGGGCTTCGAGCCCGCCGGCCGCGAGCGCGCAGCACCGCTGTACCACGAGGACGACTTCCCGGCCATCTGCGATGCCATCGCCAAGCAGGCGACGGCAGCCAAGGTCGCGTTTCTCGAATCCCGGATTGGCGTCGCAGCCTGATCCCACCCCACCCCACCCCGCAACCAAGGCCCGCCACGCGCGGGCCGCTTTCTTTCTGGAGATTCCCATGAACATCAAACGCATCGAACCCGCCGCTTTCTCCGACGAGCCCTACACGCCCATTCCCATGGCGCCTGTCACCAGCAACCAGGTGGCCTGCATCGGCTACGACCCCAGCACCAAGACGCTGGCCTGTCAGTTCACGCGCGGTCCAGGCCACATTTACCACTACCCCAATGTGGAGCCCGAGGTGCACGCCAAGTTCGTGGCCGCCGAGTCCATCGGCACATTCTTCGGCCAGCACATCAAGCCGCTGCCGTTCAAGAAGTTCCCGGCGCCGAAGGCGAAGGGTGAAGAGGCCAAGGCCGCCTGAGCATGATTTCGCCCCGCGTGAGTCTTGTGGCCTGGGAGGACCGGCAGGCCGGTTTCATCTTCGTGGCCGTGCCCGACGAGCGCGGGCGATACCTGCGGACAGACCGCAGCGTGGCATTCGTCGCCTGTAGGCAGTGCCGCTCCATGGTGGGTGAGCCCTGCCGAAGTGGAAGCGGCGACGGTTATGCCGGGACCACCCATGTTGTGCGCCGTGTGGACGCCAGAAAGCACTGGGGCCAACGCACGGACGACGTACTGCACCAGCCTCAAATGCCGCCGCCCGTCCCGGATGAGTGGATGGAATCTGCGAATTGACCAACCCCCAAGCCCGCCCAGTGCGGGCTTTTTCATGGAGTCCCCATGTTCAAGTCCCTTGTCATTTACCGCATCGCCCAAGGCTGGGCGCCAGACCTGCAGGCCGCAGAGGAAGCCCTGGCCAAGGCTCCATTCATGGAGTGCGGTGCCACCCAGGAGAAATCCTGCGGCTGGGTGCCCCCACGCGGCGAGGCACACGGCGCCATGGTCGAGAGCATCGGCGGCCAGTGGATCGCCCGCCTGATGACCGAAACCAAGGCCATTCCCGCCAGCGTGCTGGCCCGCAAGGTCAAGGAAAAGGCCGACCGCATCGAAAAGGAAACCGGCCGCAAGCCGGGCAAGAAGGAATCCCGCGAGCTCAAGGACGAGGCCAAGCTGGATCTCCTGCCCATGGCATTCACCAAGCAGGCCAGCATGTGGATCTGGATCGACCCGACCAACCGCCTGCTGGTGCTGGATACGGGCAGCCAGGGCCGCGCCGATGAAGTGGTGTCCCTGCTGGTCGAGGCGCTGCCCGGCCTGTCCGTGTCGCTGCTCAGCACCCAGACCAGCCCCCAGGCCGCCATGGCCCACTGGCTCAAGGAGCAGGAGCCACCCGTGGGCTTCACGGTGGACCGCGAGTGCGAGCTCAAGAGCGCCAACGAGGAAAAGGCCGTCGTGAGGTACGGCCGCCACCCACTGGACATTGCCGAGGTTCAGGGCCACATCGACGCAGGCAAGCTGCCTACCAAGCTGGCAATGACCTGGGATGACCGGGTTTCGTTCCTGCTGACCGAGGGGCTGCAGGTACGCAAGCTGGCCTTCCTGGACACCGTTTTCGAGGGCACTAAGGCCGACGATGGCGGATTCGATACAGACGTGGCGATTGCCACTGGCGAGTTGGTCAAGCTGATCCCGGACCTGATCGAGGCGCTGGGTGGGGAGGCAGAGAGCGCCGTGGGCATTGCTGCGCTGGAAGCAAAGTCCGCCGCCTTGATAGAGGCCCTGCCAAAAGACCCGTATTTCGAAGATGGCGGCCAAGATCCCATGTACGACCAGGCCGCCGAGCTGGTGCGCAAGGACCGCAAGGCAAGCATTTCCTACGTGCAGCGCAAGCTGCTCATTGGCTACAACCGCGCCGCGCGGCTGCTGGAGTCCATGGAAAAGGCGGGGGTGGTCAGCGCGATGGATGCCAGCGGCGCGCGCGAGGTACTGGCATGACCAAACCGCAAAAAACCGCCGGGTTCTCACTGGCCAACCCAGTCCCACAGACCAAGTGGGAGGCCCAGCGCGAGAAAGAGCGCATCACCCTGCGCGACCACTCAACCATCCCGCACCTGAACAGCACCATGCGCGGGCGGTACGAGGGCAAGGAACTGCAGTATCGGGGGCAGAGATGAGCGCGCCCATCTTTTGGATGCCATCGGGGCGCGAGGTCCGGCGCTATGAGAAGCGTGTCGCCAAACGACCCAAGAAGGATGCCTTTGACCGCAACCGGCACGAAGTCATCAACCCAGTGACCGAGGCCGTGATCCGCTCGCGCATCGAGGCCGACATTCAACAGCTGCGCACCGACACCGGACTGCAAGCGTACATGGGCGACGACGCAGCGCGCGTGGCCAACATGGCCGGGCGACTGGTTTACATCGTCTGCCACGCGGCCGGGCTGCACGGCCTGGGCGAGACGCCAGAGGCGCGCATCTTGGCAGGCACGGCAAACGCTCTGGCAGACATTGCCGAGACACCGGCAGAGCTGGACCGCCAGCGCGGGGCCGTGATAGCAGGGCTGCAGGCCATCGACCGGCTGATGCCCAAGCTGCACACGTTCAGCCTGGCAGCGGGATCGCTGGAGCTGGACAACCTACTGCACAGCGCGAGCGGGATGGGCACGGCAGATGTGCGGCGGGCGCTTGGGATGCAGGCATGACCCAGCTCTACAAAAAGCAAGGCCGCCGCTACGTCCCCACCACGCTATCCGAGCAGGAAGCATGGGGCCGTGGCGGGTTGATGGCCTTGGCCGCTTTCAGGTACTGCCTGGGCCGCATGACCTACATCGTGGGCGACTGCGAGCGGTGGGTCTTTGCGAACTGGGACCAGTTCCCGCCGAACGTGCGCAAGCTGATCCAGCGCGAGGTCGAGGACGAAATCAAGCGCGACGACGAGGCCCGCGAGCGCGGCGACGACTACAAGCCGCTGGGCCACGACTGCGACAGGGCTGCTTGGGAGCGGGTTCGAACGCTCTGGGCGCCCCTCCCCCACCCCAAACACAGGCCCGCAATAGCGGGTCTTTCTGTTTCTGGCCCTACAGAGGATTCCCAATGACTACAACAGACAGCAAGGAGCGCGACCTGATGGCGTTGGTCGATGCATATGCAGAAGCGCGCCACATCGGCGGATGCCACACGTACAACGCCAAGACCGCCGAAGCTCGAGCAAATGTGGTTGCCGCCCTCCGCGCCCAGCAGCCAGCACCAGCCGGGGAGGAATCGAAGCCGCATGGCTGGCTGTACGACTGGACCCATAGCAGCGCGACCGGCAAGCCAGACACGACGTATACAGGCTTCACGAAGGATGAGGCGCATGCGCGAAAGCATGACAACTGCACCGCCGTATTCACCACACCCCAGCCCTCCCCCACGCCCCAGGCAGACAGCCAGCCAGCGCCAGTGGTGGATGGGTATCCTGCGCTGCCATCGGCAGATCTGCACGCGATCGATACCGCGCCGGAGTGGTGGGGCACCCATCAGTATGAACGAGTGTCTGACGATCACAGCGATGACCCTGATGTGATCGATTTCTACACTGCCGATCAGCTACGCGCCTACGTTGACGCCGACCGCGCAGCCCGTGCCCCGGCAGACAGCGTGACGGCACCAGCGGCAACGGTCATCAAGAAAGGAGCTGACCGCCAGTGGATGAGTGAGCGTTTAGGTCATCTGCCTGACGGCATCTACAGTCTCTATCTGGCCCCACCCACCCAGGCGGCAGACAGCGTGCTGGAGGATGCGGCGCGGCTGGAGCGTGAACGAATTTGCGCGACGATCAAAGCAGAGGATGACTACTGCGTGGACAACGGGGACTACATGCTTGACTCAGACGATTGCATCAAGATCGTGCGCGGCGAATGGGTGCGCCCTGACTTCTCCGTGACCGCAGCCCGCAAGCAAGGAGGTGCGACATGAGCAGTCATGGCGATTGGGGTACAGGATTTCTAGCCGGATGCGTACTGAGCACTTTGGTGCTCACAGTATTTTTCATCCATATCCGCGACCGTGGCCGCGATGAGTGCGACAACAAACTGCCACGCACCGAAAAGTGCGTACAGGTGTGGGTGCCAGAAGTGGGGGGTAAACCATGACTGAGCCGACAGATGCGGAGATTTCCGCTCTCTATGCAGAGCAGACTGGGTTCGACCTCAACGAGTCGCCTGCGGCCTTGATGGACTTCGCCCGCGCAGTCTTGGCAAAGTGGGGCACACCTGCAGGGGCGGGTGAAGTGGTGGCGTGGCGGCGCCCGGATAAACATGGCGGGTTTGAGTACGAGGATGGAATCACATCGTTTGAGCATGATCCGACCGCTGAACCGCTCTACACCGCCCCACAGCCCACCCAGGCGCAGGCCGGGGCGGTGCCGCCAATTGAGTGCAGCACCGAAGAATTGAAGCGGGCGTATGCATTCGGCTGGTGGAGTGCGCTGGAGAAGCAGCGTGAGGCATTGCACGCCGGGGCGGTGCCGCTGACGCCGGAGCAGATCAAGGACGAGGCTTCACACCATGGTTTCATCGGCAGCACGGAGATGCTTGTGAAGTTCGTGCGAGGCATCGAAGCCGCCCATGGCATCAAAGGAGGCCAGCATGGCCTGTAACGTCGAAGAAATCAAAGCCTTGATGTGTTTGGCAGCTTCGCTTTTCATCTTGGCAGTTTGGAACATCGCCGCTGTGTGGCTGATCGTTTCGGCAAGAAAAGGAGGCCAGCATGGCTCTAACACCTGAAAGGATTGACGAAATAGCGGGGCCTGCCGACTACTTTGACAGACGTGTATTCGCCCGCGCTATTGAGGCCGAAGTCCGCAAGGATGACGATGCGCTGATCCTGCAACTGGTGGAGGCGTTGGAGTGCCATTGCGAAATGACTCGATCTCTTGTGCGCAGCGAGTTGGCCATCACCGCGGGCCGCGCCCGCCTCGCGCCACCGCCGCCCACTGCCTGACAGGCACCCCCACACCATCAACAGCCCCGCTCATGCGGGGTTTCTTATTTCTGGAGACGGACATGAAGACACCCAAAGGACAGATTGATCGCACCGGCGTCGTGAACTTCGGAGACGCCAGTGTTTCCGTATGGGAGGAAGGTATCAGCGCCGCTCGCAACGTCGATGGGTACGCGGGTGAGAAAGCCTGGTGCCTGGCCTTCAAGCGCCAGGTGTTCGCGCGCATCGTGCAGACGCTCCACCGCATCGGCTGGACGGTAGCTCCATGGGAGGATGCGGAACGGTACAAAGCCATCGCAGCAAATCACCGCACCTGCAGCAAGGGCGAGTTGAAAGGCGAGCTTGATGTCAGCGGCCGCAGCATCACTTTCAAAATGTGGCAGGGCGTGAACACGCCGACACGTTCAGACCACGGCGGCCGGTACGAAAGCAACTTGGAGGCCTGCATGCCCTACGTGCTGCGCCTCGAAATGGAGCGCACTCGCCGCCGCATCCGCGACTACCTGTGCAACGTGTTCAGTGGCTACACATTCGATAGCAAGAGCCGTAGCATCTATCGCAAGCCGCTTGAGAAAACAGCGATGGAGCGCATCGAGGAGCGCTACGCAGAGAGCTGTCATTTCAAGGGCGACATGGCGGCCTACCTCAAGTGCAACGGCTACCAGGATCTACCAAGCTACAACCGCACCAGCAGCGACGGAAAGCTGCTGGAACATGGCCAGCGTGTCTGGACCACGGACTGGCATGGCAGGTGGATCGAGGGCACGGCGCTCTACAACATCAACAGCATGTGGTGGGTGGTCACCGGACGCTACGACTACACGAACAAGTCAGCCAGCGAGCTGCGCACCACGCCACCCGAAAACCCCAGGGTGAAGCAGAACCAGCGCCAGCGCCGCAAGCGCTTGGAGGGCCTGATGGCCGACGCCGTCAAGGTCATGGACTTCGACCGCGCGAAGGTGCTCAAGGCCATCTTGTGGCCGCAGCCCGAGCCACTGTTCCACATCATCAAGAACGGCGCCTACTTCGGCCCCAACTACTGCGGCTACACCACCAGCCCGGTGGACGCCGGGAAATACGCCAAGGACGAGCTGCGGCCCTACGCCGACCAGATCAAACGCGGAACCCTCCGGGCCGTGCCGGTTGCGGCATGACCACCCCGCCTGACTGGTCAGCCGCAGACAAGGCCTACCAGCAGCACCACGCCAACTGCCCCACATGCCGCGCCGCTGGCACTGCCCCTGGTTCAAGGGAGCGGTGCCCAGCAGGGCTGGAGCTGTGGACCCAGTATCAGCAGGCGGGAGATCCGCCGCACTTCACCTGGCTGCGCCGGGAAAGGAAACGCCATGAAAACCTGCAGCCAATGCGGGAAAACAAAGGACGATGAGTTTTTCACGCGCCTCAAGCCTTGTCAGTCTTTGCACCACAAATGCAATGACTGCCTTCGGTTTGAGAACGCCGAGCGAAACAGGCTCTACCGAGAGCGGAATCGTGAGGCGATCAATGCCCGTCTGCGCGAGCGGCGCCAGCGCGGCGCGGGGAGGTATTGA